TGGTATCCGTGGTATCCGTGGTATCCGTGGTATCCGTGGTATCCGTGGTATCCGTGGTATCCGTGGTATCCGTGGTATCCGTTTCTTCGTTCGTCAGGGTGTTGATGATATTGGAAGCTTCGTCCAGGCTTTCGTCCCCAGTACCCTGAAGGTCAAGGTTGTCATCCAGAGGGATGTTCGCTTCGCGGCTCTTCATTGCGTCGAATGCTTCGGTCAGCATGGAGCGCATGATGCCCACATTGGTATCGCTTGCATAGGCCATCGTGTTGGGCAGGTCACGAATAACATCCGCAAGGTACTCAGCCGCGGCGGTTTCCCCTTCGTACTGGTATCTGTCGGAGGCTTCCTGCACATAGTTGCGGAAAGATTGGAAGTTGGTCATGCCTAATGCGGGTGCCATGGAAATCCATTGTGCCTTTTGTTCATCCGACAGATGGAGTTCCTCATTGGCTACGGTCTTGTTCACCCAGTCCGCGGCCACCAGCTCCACGTCCCCCCTGTCCCCCGCTACTTCAATAGTCTTCCGGCCCGATTCGAGCAGGGGTGCCGCGGGTCCCGTGGGGTCCACGGATTCCAGGGCTTTGCCTGTACTCTCTACCAGCTGGCTGGCTTCTTTAAATACCATGGTTGCCGTGGGTGCCGTGGGTGCCGTGGGTGCCGTGGGAGAAAGCTGGAAGGGAGCGGGGGTTTCTCCTGCGATTCGTGCTCCATACACCCCACCAAGCATACCAAGGAAAGCAATCTTGGCCCCTGTTTCAACGACTCCTTCGAAAGTTCCGATAGACTGTTCAGATATTTCCCCATTCTTGGCCAGTTCAGTCACAGCCCATTCCTGGAATTCGTCAGCCAATTCTTCAGTGGCCCCTTCAGCGGAAACCTTGGCGCAACTGTAAAGGTAAGAAGCTACCGCTTTAGTGCGTTCTATGTTGGTCATGTCTTTCCAGTTTTTTCTTCGCCAATTGGAAAGACGTTCATCTACACGGTTGAACCAGTTTTCCCTGCGGAGGTTTTTGGCTCCCACTACTTTACGCATGAAGGACTCCATACCTGCGCGGTTGTTAATCAGAATGGACATGCCGCCCGCAATCCCTGAACCCATTAAAGCTCTGAGGTTGGCTTTGGCTTGAGCCGCTTCGAGGTTCTCTGCGGTGGGTTCCTTACCTTCCATCTCCCGGTCATAGACCGCGTAAAAAATTTCGGAGTATGCTTGGGGCACTACCTGACTGGCAATGACAGTATTAACCCCGGCACCCGCACCCGCACGCTGTAGGTTTATATTGGCGGCCCGGTTCATAACCCGTTGGATGCCTCCGCTTACACTGCTCGCTAGTCCCGGACGTGCGGCAGGTACGAGGGCTTCGGTTCTACGGGCTATTACCTTGGCACTTGCTTTGATAAGACCATTCATTGCTGTGCGTTCCAGGGCTCGCCCGGCAATACCACCAACCGCACCTCCCACATAGGTACCTACCATTTGGTATCCCAGGTTGACAATCTCCGCAGACATGTCAGCCATGAGATTTCCCTTGACCAGTTCACCTTCTGCCCTCTGTTTTTCATTCAGCGTGTTCCACATGGTGCGGGCTTTTTCCCGGCCAGTGTCACTGCCCAAAAGGTTGGAGGCGAAAAGAAGGGACCCCGCAACAGCTCCCGTCCCGATATCAGCAAATTTGTGTGTGCCGATTTGAAGGCCCCGGAGAATGGAGTTGATAGTACCCTGTCCTTCCTTCTGCCATGCGGCAAGAATCTGCTCATCACTCTGGCCATTCTCCTTGCCACTGTTATAGAACTCTTTGAAGGACAGCATCTTATCCAGACGGTCCATGACCCAGCCACCAGCAAATCCGGCACCAGTTCCCATCCAGGTATCTCGAAGAGCCCCTAGAGTTTCTTCCAGTTCCATGTTCTGCTTGACCATTTCGCTTGCGGATTTGGTGCGAGTCTTCTTCCACTGCTCAATCGTTTTCTCAATCAGCTCTGGGTCTGCTCCTGATTCCTGCAACTGGTTGACGCTACGATTGAATAGGTCGTCATCATACAGGGCATTGGGATTGTATTGGAGCGTGGCGTTTGTATCAACCTCTCTCGTGTGGGGGTTGTATGCAAACAGCGTACCTCTGCCTATGTTGAGGTCCCCCTGTCTTGCCGCATGACTAAGGGAATTGAGCGCGTCCTTCGTGTTCTTAATCCCGTAGTTCTTCATGTAATCACGAAGCTGTTCGGTGCTGACCTCAAAGGTAGGACCGCCCACTATACCATACTCCCAACCACGCGCACCTTGCCGCCATTCCATTGTACTCAGCGGGTCACTGGTTTTCCCTGCCAGATTCCCCGGTTGGAAGGTAAGAACGTCAGCGACCTGACCAGCCGTGCTCCTGTATTGGCTCATGGCCCCGGCAACCGCGTCATCAAGACTGCCGCGTTTCTTCAGGCCGTTGGTCTGGGCATTCAGGAGTTCCGTAGTTCCCAGTGTGCGAATCAGGTCACGGCTTAATCCTGGATTGCGCTTTTCCAGTTCGGCATACAGCGTGTCAGCATAGTCACGGCGGTAATCCGATTCAATGGTGCGGCCCAGTTCATGGCTCTTCTTGTCAGCCACGGCCCGCATCTCGTCAAGGTCAACCATGGGAGCCAACCGTTTCACGGCGGCTTCGGCAACCTTGGCTTCGTCCATCAAATTTTCCCGGAGGGCTACGGAGTTGATGCCCTCATACTCGTCCTCCATCCGCTGAATAATGTTGTCCACTGTCTTCGCGGCAGTGATGGCTCGCTTCCCGGCTTCAGCGGCACGGGCATCCGTGGCTTCCTTGGCTACCGTGGATGCCGTGTCGGCTACGTATTTACCGTAGTCACGGACGAGACGGAACATAGTGCTGGGAGACTTGGACAGGTTGGCGAGCTCAGCAAAAACATTCCCAGTGAATGAAGGTGCCGTGTCAAAGGATTCGCCAACGCCAGGCTCCCCCACGCTGGCCTCACTGGGCTTCCTGCCCTGAATGGCTTCCGTGGATGCCGTGTTGTATTTGTCGTAAACTTTCCTGGCGGCTTTGAAGGTGTCAATATTTTTACGCCGGATATTATCAAGAAGGGCCTTAATTTCTTCGGCTTCCATGGTTGCCGGGGCTTCCGCTTCTACCTGTGCGGCGTTGAGTCCAGTGGCATCCAGGTGTTCCTTAATATATTTTTTCCTGTTAGCCGCTAACGTGTTTGCAATCGCTTTGCTTACCTCCCCTGAATTACGGGTGCGGTCTGCCGCAATGGCTAAAAATTTTTCAGTGATAACGGGCAGTCCGTTTTCCCCTACACTGATACCATACCTGGAAACGAATGCAGGGTCAGTAGGGGTCAGGGAATTGGAAGATACTACAGTGGCATCCAGAGAATCGTTGAGTTTTTCGAGAAGGGAAGAGTCGCCTTTACTGGCTTGTTTCAGGTCGATAAAACTGTTTTCGTCCTGGTTCACATACTCTGCCAGGTCATCAAGGGTTTCCGCATACAAGCCTATATTGCGCTTGCCCAGAGATGCTACGGCTTCGTTAATTTCCTTTTTACGCCTATCCTGAAGGGCCCAGTCAAACCTCTGGTCTTCCCGTGCTTCCGTTACCTCTGTTCTTTTCGCTGTCTTTGCTTCCTTAGCTTGCTTTTCCAACTCCTTCCTCTGCTTTTCCAGAGTGTCAGACAAGTAGGTAGCGAAGTCCACGTCGGCATCAACTGCTTCAATTTCCCGCTTTCTGGTTTTTTCAGCTTCTCTCGCCTGGCGGTCCAGGGCTTTCTGTTCCTGTGTCTGTTGCCATGCGGCATGCTTTTCTGCGGCGCGGGCCTCCCGTCGTTCTGCACGTTCGGAATCCAGGTCCCAATCCGTCAGGCTGGCTTTAGTAAAATCAATGGCCATCTGCTTAAATGTTTGGTTGCTAATATAATGCGCCCCCGCTTTGGGGACTGCCTAAGTCTATCAAAGCGGGGGCTAACGTCAAGTGAAAATACTTCACTCTCCGGTCGTGGAATTATTTGAATCTAAGAGAAGCAAACTCCGGCCTCTTCAACAGTTCCGTGTACATGATAAGTTTCGCCTGCGGGTTGTTCTTCCTCAGCAATCTTAGGTGGTCATACTGTTGTTGGTACCGCGGGTCCCTTCGGTTCAAAGTATTTTTGAACATATTGTCCAGTTGTTTACGGTAAGCGCGGGCACCTCGTTCCAGGGCTTTAATTTCGTTTGCGTATTTTCCTTTCTGGGCATACATGGTCTTGACCGTCAGATAGGCTTTGGCTTGAGCCCTGGCTTGCGGGTCTGCTGTAGAGTCCCGCAGAACATTCAGCATTTTTTCATCCCGTCCCAGCGGGGTTGTTTCTGCCGTAGGTATGGGAGAACCCCCGGCAGGCAAGGCCCCCACGGTTCCCGTGGTTCCCGTGGTTCCCGTGGTTCCCGTGGTTCCCGTGGTTCCCGTGGTTCCCATCTGTCTAATCTGTTGCGCTTTAAACCTGTTGTATAGGTTTGTTTGTACAGCGGGAGACAGGGACTGGAAAAGTTTATACTGTTCCGGGGGGAGGTCATTCTTCATTTTCGCACTGAAGTCCCCGAAGGTCAGATTCGAAGACGCGGAAGTTCGACCCCCGGGTCCCGTGGGTACCGTGGGTCCCGTGGGTACGGCGGGTTCAGGTCCTCTGATTACAGGCATCTGCCCTCTGCTTACATTCTGGTCCACGCCCCTCATGAGAAGCCTGTCCTCTGCGGTCGGCCCCTGGGCTATGAGTTTTTGGTAACTGGCCCGCTGGGCTTCCGCATAGGCTCTGCTGTTCGGGTCCGCGGCACCTGGAACCGTGGGTTCCGTGATTCCCTTGCTGGCCCAGTAGGCCGCGCTGGGCCTTTCCGGGGTTCCCGGAGGTCTCTGGATTCCGTGGTTGCTGTTGGCCGCGGCCACTTCGTTCAATGCCTTAGCATCGACAGGTTTGTTCGGGTCGTTGTTGGAGCTGGGGCGAAGCGGCACGTCGGGGTTTACCTTGGGCAGAACTTCTTCAGTAATCTTCTGCCGCGGAGACTTGGTTACGGGGTTCTTCCCTTCATTACTTGTAGCTGTAGATTGAGTTGCCATAAGGGTTACATGAGATTAAGTCCGGGGCTCTGCATCAGGCCACCCACTTGAATAATGTTGGGTGCCTGATAGGTGCCCTGACGGTATTTGCGAAGATGGTCGTTCAGGTATTTGACTGCCAGTCCGTAACTGTCCGTGCCCATCTGGGTATTGCCCTGTTCATTGTAGACTACGGACAGCATCATGGCCTTGAGGGCGGGAAGACATCCCGGATAAATGCGGACCTCTTCATCTTCCCATGCGCTGTCGTCATAAACATTCAGGGACAGCCCGCGGAGGGCGCAACGCGCGGTCACGGTCATGGTGTTGTTCTGGTCGTTAATGCCATTGCTACCAGACAGTACGGCATAGGTGCGGAGGTTTTTGTCATTTAGCCCCATGTCCACCATGAGGGGAGGGGAACCGTGCGGCCTGCGGGGGTACTCGCTACGGAACCAGGTGTTGGATTCGAACATGGCCCGGTCAACAATGTTGTACCTCTGGCCCCCCGGAGTCCATGCCTCAACGATACTGTCATATTCTTCCGGCAAGGATATGGTTCCGTCCCGTTCAATCCCTTCGAAGTCAAGAGTTGCCATGGAATCCGGGGATACCGTGGCTTCGTTAAGCAGGAGGTTCTGGGCTTCTTTTAGAATCCTGCGGAAGTCAACATTGGTTTTGGAGGGCGGCGTATTGGTAATGAGCATACACAATTCGTCGCATACATTTCGATACGTCAAATAGGATTTAGTAATGAACGCCATGAGATTATGCGGTTGGAGGATAGATGGTTACTTTCTTGCACAGCATGCCGCCGTTCCACGGGGACGCGTAGTAGGAAGTTACGGGTTGCCAGGTGGTCACAGAGGTGGAAGGGAAGGTGCATGTGAATTGGCCGGGTTGCCATTTGGCATCCTGGTTTCCGATTGTCACGACAAAGTTCAGGTTAGGGTGGAGGCAGGCTGGGAGACGGAAATCCACCAACGGCGTGGAGAAATACCCGCTGTTGGTAATATACTGCGGAGTTGTTCCCAGGCCCCAGGTGTTCGGCCAGGAACCATCCGGGCTGAACAGTTCTTCCACAATTGCCGTGCAGGGGCCTGAATAGGAGTCCTGAGACATGGTTGTCGTAGGGAAGTATTGGCCGCCTCCTTTCCCGGACATATCGGGCCGGGTGTTCCACGGCATCCACATGACGCTTCCCAGGACTGGCGGGAAACTGTAGTTCATGGTGGTGGTATATTTCCGGTAATATCCAATACCGGGAACCTGCATGTAGCTATCCACAGCGTAGCAGGGGTTCACCCACTGCCGGAGGACTACACGGGACACTTCGGTGCTTGTTTCCCGTTTATAGGTATTGCCGTTTAAGCTGGCTATAGTTACTCCAAACTGCCAGTAAGGGAACCGTTGGCAGTTGAACGTCATGTCCAGCTTATTAACGACTTCGGATTTGAGGACGTAGGTCCCGTCCGTATAGTCGGCTTTGGCGAGCCTTGAACTGCTTACGTTCGGAGGTTCGTTCCCGGTACTGACTACACCGGAAACTTCGATGTCAAATATTTTTGTGCCGTTCAGGAGTATGGGAATAGTCCCGGTGATATTAGAGTTGTCTGGGTTTTCAATCCAGCAATGAAGATTCAACTGGCCCAACTCCACGTCCAGGTAAGCGTTGCTGATTCCCGTAGGCAAAGCTCCTACGGTAAATTTCATTTCCGGGTTATAGGAATTGTTGCGCTGGTACACACCTGAACCGTCCATATAACCTATGGGGAAAGTCCAGGTCTGGCCAGTGACCCCTTCGGCATACAGGGTGTCAGTTATGAAAAGTTCCCCTCTGACTTTGTACTGGCCGTTCTGGGTGTACCAGGGACCGTCAGGGTTAATGTTCACGTAGTGCGGTGAATTAGTAATTGTTCCCGGAGACTCCGAAGTGGGGTAGCTGTTTTGAATATACATAGGCCACCAGCGGTTTCCTTTGAAGTTGATGGAAACCACGGTGCCCCTGTCATCCCCGGTATTGTTGGAAGTATATTCGCAGTTGAACGCGAAGGTTCCGGCGTAGTTCGGATAACTGGGGCTGTTCCAGGGGTTGACCGTACTGAAATTGGTGAGCATGCCGCTCGGGCTGGGGTTGTCCTCCGAAGCGGTAAAATCGTTCAGGGAATAAGTCAGCTGGGTCCAGGGGGTGTCGGGGATGGAAACCGGAACTTCGATTGTCGGGTTTTCCAGCTTGCGCCCGTAGTAAACATTACCCACGGCATCCGTGTATTTTTTGAACCCTTCTTCCTGCCATACCGTGTCGAAGTCGGTGGAGGGGTCGTGCACGATTTTGCGAAGCACCGGATAAACCTGGTTCGTAATCCGGTCGAACTGGGATTCCCAGAACTCGTCAATCTGTTTATACGTAGTGCATTGCTTCCGGGTTTCCTTCTGGCTATACCCTTCTCGGACTACCACACTACTATCCACCCTCCATTGGCTACAGTTCTCACTGGGGTCCGGGGGTTCAATGGATGGAAGGTCCCCGTTGGCCGTCCAGTCCACTGACTGGCTGGTCGTCACTGTGGTGTTGATACAGCGCACGAACCGGGAGTCGGGGTTGCAACAGTTGCCGGAAAGGCTGTTCTGCTGTTCCTTTTCCACAATGGATGAATTGCGCTTGAACATGGACACAATAGTGTACATCTGAAGGCTGGGGTAGGAACCCTTGTCCCACCCCGTGCTGATGGGCTGTTCCCCGAATTCTTCCGTAGGCATATGGGGGATGCGCGCCTGTCCAGGTTCCGGCCCGCCTTCCCCTTCCCACAGAGGGGCGGCCCACACTTCGCGGGAAAGTTTGATAGCGTTTTGAGACACCCATTCGTTTTCGGGAACAGAAGTTCCGGGGCCGCCGTTTTCCCATACAGTGTCCCCCTTTACCCACATATTGTTGGGCATGAACTCCTTGACAACAGGACCGGGGAGAGTTTTATACACGCGCAACACTTTTCGGAAATATTTGTTGAGGTAGTCTTCCTCAAATTTTCCTACTTCTTCATAAACCAGCTGGGCATCGTAGCCCGTGAAATCGTGCAAGTCATAGAAGTCAGGGTCAAGCTTCTCGTTGCTGGGGTCAAAGGAACCAAGGGCTAACGGGGTGTACGCGGAATCCGTGGGTTCCACCCATTCCCGGGTAATCTCGTAGAAATCTTTCAAGTCGTCGGCATCTGCCGCACTGCTCATAAACTTCCCGTTCGCCGCCGTGTCCTTAAGCGTATACCCATCCTGAATTTTTTTCATATCCTGGATGTTGTATTTGAACTGCTCCTGGGGAGGCACCATGTAGTAGAACCGATAGATATGCCGACGCGCGTCTTCCGCTACGGGTTCCACATGGACCAGGACCGCTTCCCGCATGTACGGGAGGAAGGTGGTCCCGGCAGTGGGGTTGTAGGGAGTCCCCAGTTCGGCAGACAGTTCATTAGGATTTTTGACAATCCGTTCCACGAAGAACATGACGTTCTTAACTACGGCATAGGGAAAATTGATAATGGGTTCCCCCATGGGGCGGTCCGGGTCATGGCCGTTGCGCCACGAACTGTCCGTGGTCCCTATTGGAATTATCGGCGGTTGCGGGCTGGATGCACCAGTATTAGGAATTAGAGGCATGATTCGAATGGAAGAACGGAAGTGTTGAGCCGGGAAGCGGGGGAGTCCAGGTCATCCTGACATAACCGTAAATGGTCAGGGACATGGGTTCTCCCCTCAAAAAAGAAATTGATTCGCCTTCAGAATATGTCAGATTTGTAGTCCTGTCAATAACATATCCAGAAATAACATAGAGTTTGTGGGACCGTTCACTGTCAATAATCCTGGGGATTTTAACTTCCTCCCTTGTTTTGACATAGGTAACGGAACTGGTAAGGTTTTCCCCTACGTATTTAATCCCCACTTTCCCTTTTAGGAAGTATGCCCACTGGTTCCTGGGCAGTTTCATTTCCTCTTCACACCCAATGGGAAGCGTAGCATAGAATCGGTTTCTTTCAGCAATGCGTTTTCTGCATTGACTCAACTCTTTGCTTAAGCAGTTCAGGTCTGTGGCCAGTTTATCACAGACTGTTTTTTGGTTTTCGAGGTTTTGAAATAGTTTTGACAGGAATTTCATTGGTTATGTTTTGTTGTCTGAGTAGTTCCAGTAGCTCTTCATGGTCGCTTCGGAGAGCATCAACTTTCCCATGCAGTTGGTCGAGAGTTTCATCCAGTTCGGAGATAACATGTAGAGCCTCTTGAAGCAAGACCAAAAATGACTTTTCCTTGTCCAAGGTAAAATCAATTTTTTTGCTAAGATATTTGTACCCCAGTTTAACCGCCACGAAAATGAGCCCCACGAACACCAGGTACGCGGGGCTCATTTCCTCCACAATGCGGGTCAGGAACATTGTCCAGACACCAACATCCACGCCTAGTAAAGCAAATAAAAACATGGCGGCAGGATTAACCCCGCCGCCATGATACTAAACGCGTTTCTCTGTGTAAAGAATTATTTGCTTGACACAAGAGTATTAGCAAAAGCCAGGCGGTCGTCGCATCTGTTGAGCCACCCCTTGAGGAATTTTTCCTTGACGGGATTGGCATCCACAATACTTTGGTAACGGGTTCGGGCCGCTTTGTCCAGAGCATTAACCACGTAGTCTTCGGGCAGGGTTGAGGTCAGCCCCAGCAAAGCTGTCTGCGTTTTAATGCCCCACTTCCCATCCACTGCAATCTCGTCAGTGCCCTCACGGTTGGCCATGCCCTGGATAACTTTGATAGCTCCGGCATTGCCCATGTTAAAGGCCAGGTCGCGCACCATGAATTCGTAGCCAAAACCATAATTCGGAAAATAGCTTGCAATGGTGGCCGTATTCTCAAGTACATAGCTGAGGCAGTCCTCCCATGCTTCTTCCCGCAGTCCCTTGTCCAGCAGAGATTTAATCCGGTTAAACACTTCCGGTTCAATCCCGTCGCAGATACCTGCGATTTCCCGGGTGCCGCCTCCATCACCGGAGGGGAGGCGCGTAACCCGCAGGGATTCTGGCCCCGTAATTTTATAGTCTTCCATGTTCAGGATTTTAGCGGCCATCCGGTTACGGATTTCATAAGCATCCACGGATTCCCCGGTACCCATGGAATCCGAAGTCAACCGCTTAAGAATTGCGTCAATGGTTTTAGGGCCTATAATGCCGTCAGCAGTTACGCCTACCAGCTGTTGAATCTTTTTGATTTTATTGTTCTGTGTCATTTTTCAGTGGGTTGATTCGTTCGTTTTCAGGGTAGCCCAGTTCCCAGTGGAACAGGGTAATCATGTCGTTGTCCAGTTGGATTTCTTTGGAAGGAGTGTACCATTGATTATGCAGGAGATAATCGTGCAGTTCATCCGGGGATACCGTGGGTTCCAGAATCCTGAAAATACAACGGAAGTCCTCGAAAGAAAGGGGGACCGTTTCCATAATTATCCAATGGGACACATCACACACACCCGTAACATCCGGCAGGGATACGGTTCGTGCGGCGAAGCCTACCCGCATATGTTCGAGCGCAATGCCGAAAGGATTATTTGTCCTGGACAGGGAATAGCTAATCATGCCCCAAGTCATGGAGCGGGCTCGGGAAAGTATCCCGTCCATGCGTGGCAGAACCTGGGATATGATTTCAGAGTTGCTTTCCGGGCCGTCATTGGCCATGTAAAACTCTGCTTTATTATACACACAGGGCATAACCTTTATTGGCCATTGCTGAAGTTTTCCAGGAGACCAAGGATTCCGTGGGCGGCTTCGTCAAAATCTTCTGCCAATTTGTTCAGGGCCTTATGTCCTCGAGCCATCTGGTAGAGATAGGGGATAAGGTCGTCAATGATGTCCATGCGGTATCTTGCAACGCAGTTCCGGGTGTTGGGTTCTACAAGTTTGGGCATGGGGAGGGAACCTGCAATCCAGTCCCGTCCATTCAGCCCCATGTAGGTTTCAATAAATTTGTCCGCAAGTTCCCCCAGGTCATCGAATGCTTCATCATATTTTTCATGATGAAAGCCTTCCTTTGTCTGGTAGTGGAGGATTTTAAGGAGCGGATAAAGTTTCAGTATTCTGTTGAGGTCTAATTTCATGTTGGTTAAATGATGTGAAAAAGAATGGGAAAAGTGTTGCACCATACTCTCCCTGTACAGTTGAGAGAAATTTCCATCCAATAGGTGCCTCTTGGATATTTCTCCGGGTCAAACTCAATAATGTTTGTAGAGAAAAGGCATACGTCGGAAGTCCCTGCGGGTTTAGATATGTACGCGCCAGTCGTATCGACTACCGTATATATGGGCAAGTTGCCCTGGTTATAAGGAGCCACCTTTGTCACCATATCAAAGGAAACACTTTGGGACGTGCTTAAATCCAGGCCGGAGGCATGGGAAATGTACAGCTTCAGGCGATTATTGAATCCTGCCCCTACGGTCAATTCTCCGCAGGCCAGACCCTGCAGGGCAATCAGGTTGCTGTCTACGCTAACCTGGTCATAGATTTCTTTCCTGATGAACCTTCCCAGAGTCCCATCAAAATATAAGTTGGAGTTGTTCATGCGAGTCAGGTTAGTGGGTAGCTGTGTCCTTGTCCAGCTTTATTTCCACCCTGCGGGGATATTCTGATGGGCAGGGCGCAGTCCATGCGGACATTTTGTAACCCACGGCAACCGCGGATTCCAGGGGTTCCTTCATATACTGGTATCTGTAGCAGATGTTATAATTCCCGCATTCAGCATTGTGATGCACAGGATACAATGTATCGGGATGGAAGATGGATTTAATATCAGAGTCGTGACGAAAGCCCAAGATACTTCCGTTCAATACAGTATCCCAAGTTACTGTGTTATCTTCCTTCTGGTGGTGGGCTCCCATGTGAGCAGTGAGAAAGAGCCGTTGTTTTTCCGTCCTGATTTGACTGCACATCAAAGACAGGAGGTCCGCTTCACGCACAGGAAATACGGTGTTGAGACATATGATATTCTTCCACGGATTCTCCCCCATTATGGAGGATATAGCTTCCGTAATCGTTTTACGGTTTGTGGCTTTAAGCTGGATAAACTTCATTCCCTGCTGGTTTGCCCAGGAACATACCGACAGGTCATTGGCCAGAACGGTAATACGGGTTCCGGGGATTCCGTGGTTGAGCAGATAATTGACAGAATAGTGAACAAGCAGAGGCTCACGCTCCGGCCAGTCCAGGGTAGAGTTGTACGCAAAAATGATGAAAACAAAATCATCAAACTCATGGTTAGGTTGTGTTTCGGACATGGGGTTATTATTACTGGCCATAAAAATCCATCAAGCGTTTTCCGTGTCATTCTCATAAAACGATTGCGGGAATATACATTTTCTGTATATTCCCGCAATCATTATCCCAACACCCTCAGTCTTCCTTCTGAAATAAGTCTATTCAAAAATTCCACCTCTCCACCGGAAACATGAATCCAAAATATTTTTCTTCTTTCTTCCCCTATGTCTGCCCCAGTTAAAAGTAATTTGGCTTCGGGGAATCTTAATGAAATATCATATACAGCTATTGCCAATGTAGTGCATCCCGGCATAACCAATTCCCTGCTTTTAGGAATTATTCTAACTTGGCCTTTGTTAATCCACTTTTGTTTAAGCAGGTGTTCTCCTACCCGGTTCCACCAGGATTCTCTAATATGAATTAAAGGTATGCGGGGCAGTAGAGATAATTTTCTAACCTCTGGCGAATAAGAATGCCACACCATGTTTGGTTCCAGATACAGTTCATCAGTTCGAGAACCTATCAACCTAGTATCTAGATAATCCATTTTACTGACTCGAACAACCTGGTCTGCGGAATTTATTTCCTGGGTAAAATCCTGACTGGGCTTTTTATTCCCCACAATGCAAATTTCCATACCTTTCCAGGTGTTCAAAATCTTCAAGATAGTCTATTTGATAGTTATATAGTCCCCTCTGTTCTACCATTAAAGGGTTTTTGAATAGGGTCTGTTCCTTCATTACCATGTCATAACTCCCTATTAAAATACTTCCGTTGAATTGATATAAGATTTCAGAGGATTCCTGCCTTCGAGTTTTATGTATAAAACGGCTTCCCAGTTTACCATGGAGATATATTTTTTGAACCGTCATAATATTTTCATTATTCTTACTCAATAACTTCTTAAGCAGAGAGGGGGGGCGTATCGGGCTTGTAGGTTGTAAAAGAATCCACCTATCCACTTTTTCTTTTTTAACTACTTGAGTTACACAATTCAGGATATTAGAATCATCTACTTCTTCATGGAGGTAAGGGATATTATTTCGACGACATAAACCTTTAATAATTTCGCTGTCCGTAGAAACTACACAGGGTACACCTTCTTTTACTGCATACCTCACGGAATGTAAAAAAAGAGGCTCCCTCCATAGAGCCCGAAAGTTTTTATAAGGGACTTCTGAACTATGATGCTTTGCAGGTATTATTGCCAGGTCCATATACCAAGTCTATTAAAGCGTTCATTTTGTTTGCCACATGGTTTTTATCTACAGAGGGGATTCCTTCAAAAGTTCCAAACGTTACTACGTCCAAAGAGCGATATAGTTCTAAGACAGGAGAATATGGCCAGTTATAGGCAGTCCACCGTCCTTGAGTATGTACGGGAGTCCATGGCCTGTCTATAGCCATATTTAACTTTTGTAAAAAAATCAATTTTCCAATCCATAAATCTTCTTCTATCGTAGAGGAAGACGGTAATAGATATGTTTTTTCATGTAAAAGTTTTAATGCTTTTTGTGTAAAGCCATAGCATAATCCCGCGAAAGGACGGAATAAAGAACTGGCTCCGAAGCCATCTGCCTCCAAGTTCCGCATTCGTTCTATAGGAGCAGGAGACAGTAACAAAGTATCAGAGTCAATCTTTATGATAACGTCATCTTCGTTTGAATTTTGAACCAACGTGGACAGAATGCCTTTAATACATCTATCCCCTTTCAAGTTTCCATTTCGAGGAAAGGTGCTTTGCATGTAAGAAAAAACCCCCAACTGAAAACATTGTCTTATAAAATCGGAAGAACAAGGAGCAGAAGCATCATCTACAACAGTAATCCAAGCTTCAGGCAACGTATTTCGAAGACAGCGAACGCAGGCTAACGCAGGGTTTGCATCTTTTGCATAAGTAAATAAATAAACCCTAACCATGATGTTGTTTTATATTTTCATAAACTCCCCCTGACAGACATAGCAATGGGGGATTTATTATTCATCGATAGCACCATATGGGAAGAAAGTACCACCACCTACAGGTAACTGGACCGTACCCAGCAGATACTGAGTGACTTGTTTTTCTTTAATATCTGCTAATAAAAAAGAGTAGGTAAATGGAGGGTCCTCTTTTTGCTCGGCACCTATGACTAGATTGTATATTTTAGGGGTCGCTAACTCAAATTCAATAGCGGAGCCCGTTACCATACTATGGTCGTCTAGGGTAAGTCTTAAATATACCGGACCATCCTGAGTAAAGGCAGAGTAATACCAGGGCTCATCCTGTAAGGTTTCAGGGAATTTCCCCAGGGACTTTCCATTCAACATGACGATACCGGGACGCACTTTAATCCCCGTCCGGGTCCCTTGTTCATTGAACTCCAACTGAACTTCAAAACCATAAGCGGACGTAGAGAGAAAGACAGCCCCCCGGTGCAACTGTTGAATATAACCGTTGCATCCTTTGGTTATCTTGGCCAGAGGAACCCAAAAGTCTGCCAGCGGGTCCTTTGTACTGCTGACGGTAGAAGCAGACCTGTCACTCTGTACATTCAAATACCAGGTAATATTGTCATCCAAAGGAGCATGCTCGTTGCTCATTACGTTTTGCAGAGACCCCGGAGTCCCTCCGATTTGGATAACATTGTTGCCCTCAATAATAACTCCGGCCACATATTTTACACTGGGGCCGTTAATAGACTCAGGGTCATAAACAATGGCGAACATGTTTTCCGGGTAATTCCGAAACAACGGGTCGTCATTGTAAGGACGCGAAACCTGTACTCCCACGTCACTATCCCCATAAACCGGGGCAATGGGGTCAGGAAGAGAATCGAACGGAGGCGTGTCATTAAACAATTCGGTACCCACGGGAACCGTGGGTACCGGATGATTAAAGAGGTCCGGGGCAGAGGGTAACTCGGAATATTGAACCTCGTTGTCGGTCATGTCACTTCTTGTTGGGTTTTACCTGGACAACCGGAGGCACGTCCGTTTCCGGCTGGGCCTGGGAATAGGAGATATGTCCAGGGGTTAGTACCAGGCAGGAGCCGTCTTTGCACAGGACGGCTTCGCCTTCTGTCACCTCGACAGAAGAACAGCCTGTTACGGAAAAGCCCGTCAGGGCCAGGACCGCAGTAAGAATCCCGGAAATAATCCCAGCGACAACCGCCTTGTACTTGCTGGGCATTCCGAAATCGACACAATACTTAGATACCAGTTCTGCCAAAATTTCGGGTCTTTTGTCCACCAGGCTGTCTGCCAGATTGACGTAGGGTTTCCGGCCTTCGTCGTCCAGGTCATTCCATAGAATCCTGGAATCCGTCAAAGCATAAAGCCGTTCGGCTACCTTTTCAATTTCTTCTTGAGTCATTTGTTGATGTATTCTTGGGGTTTGAAGATGTCACGGCAGAGGTTCCTCCCCCGTGCCGTGAGCTGGTATTGCTGGGGGTCGCTGTCCGTTACCTTCTCCACATGGCCATAATCCAGAAGCTTGTTGAGGTGATAAGAAATGTTCGAGGTGGACAGGCTTAGCTGAAGGGATAACTGTTTTGCCGTTAGTTTCGCGGTACCCCCGCTTCCGTGAAGGGCCAAAAGAATCCTGAGAGAAGACAAAGAAAAATCAACACCGAACAGTTCCAGGTTTGTTAAAATCCCTAACAGCCTTTCCTGTGCCCCCATCCGCGGATGAAGCGTTCTTTGGGTAGTGAAGATACTCTTAGTCATGGTCCTCCGGGTCAGAATTTAAACTCAAAAGAGTTTCCAGGTCAAGAACATTGTACGCGAACCTCGTCTTTCTTCCGGCTCCCATGTCATCCCGGTACCGGATACGGCGCACTTTCCCTCTCTTGAACAGGGTGGATAAATAAGCGGCACTTTTGAATCCGGTAAGTTCCAACGCGCTTTCTATGTCAATATATCCGTTAGGCATATGGTCATACACGTCAGCATCGACTTCCCTGATATACTCTCGGGCAAGTTCTCCGTCCCAGTACACAACCCTTCCGAAACGTACTTTAGGCACTTTACGGCGTTCCAGTGTAGTAAGAATACATGTAGGAGTTCTTCCCACGGCATCCGCGATTTCCTGTGTTGAAAGGTATCCGTGTGGGATTTTCTGTACAGGGGGTGTGCTGTTCCGTGGCTTCCGGGGATACTTGAGTCCGGGGTGTTTGATGAGTTGGCTTTGATTTTTCATGTAAAGAGGTCAGGATTTTTAGAGTACAGGTAATAAGAAATACAAAAACTTAGAGTGAGAAGAATATAAACCAGAGGGGGGGCATCTGTAATCATCGAGTCAGAGCGTAAACGTTTTCAAGCATACTCTTGGGAACTACATACAGGGTATCATTTCCTGCCGAAAAGTTTTTGACAAGAACGTATCCCAGGGAAGCCAGGGTTTCTTCGACTTCGGAATCTGTCATGCACGCAAGTTCTTCCCAGGATAAGCCGAAGCTATTCTGAAGAAGTTTACGCATTTGTTTAACCTGCTTGACGTAAAGGGGTATGTTTGCTGTATACATATAATTCTTTGTTCTGTTTAAGATTAAAAATAAAAGTGTTCCATCGTCCAATGGTTTCCTCCCGGCTATTGCCGCCGTGGACCGACAGAGAATGGGGTACGGGGCAGTCGCCATTGCAGACCACATAGCGGTGGACCTCTCCGGGATAAATAACTGTTTCTACATATTCCGGGTCCTTTCCGCAAATACAGGGGGTCGGACGGGAATTCATTTCATCCACGAATTTTTGATAACCAGCCTCCGCGCTTTTCTGTAGAGCAATGTTGAAAGGATTAGCCATACAGCGTGTACAGGGGTAAGTAAGACGGGGTGTGCCGTTATATTCACAGTCATTGCAGACGGAGGTTGCTTCTCCCTTCGTATCATTGCATACCGAGCAGGCAGGTTCCCCGGATGAACGGCTACCGTGGATACAGGAAGTGCATTCGGGTTTTGGTGTGAAATGTTCATACTCGTCAGAACAAGTTGAACATGGAAAAGTTTCAGCAGTTAAATCGCTGTAACGGCAATGAGAGCATGAAGGTACTACCTTATTTAGATTCATAATTGATTATGGTTAGAAGTTTGAAGAATTATAGTTCTCTGTTTCGGTTTGTCAAGAATATTATTTTAGAGGAACTTATTTAAACCTGTCTATAAGATACAAGCAGGCATAAACAATAACCAAGATAATTAGAACAAACCATACGAGGATTTATATCTTACCTTATCTCCTTTACGAAACTTTCTTTTCTTTGGAAAATTTTCTATCAGAAATAATTGCTCAGGATTAACCCAACATACTGGGCCACTGGTATTAGGCAAGAACTTTATGCACACTTCAATAGGGCAGGTTGTTCCTCCCTTATCCTGAAGAATAACAGCTTCAACAAATACTTTCGTGCCGGGCTTACATTCTTTACGGTTCATAGTAATTTAATTATTTAACTTCTTATTATATTTGCGATTTAATTCATCACAAAGTTCCTGTGCTTTCTGGCGAGCATCCTCTTCAGTAAGGGGGCTGTCTACTCTGGGGCCAAACCAAATTTCATAGACATAACGCCCCTCACGCCCTACACGAAAATAAGCGTCTTCATATTTTAATACTGAAAAAGAAGAAACGTCTTCGAAGGATTCAGCGGGTTCAATAAGCTCCAAGTCAAACCATTTGACACAGTTATTAAAATCAGGGCCTTTTATATAAATCCAGCCATCCGAATCTTCATTAGAAACTACTTCATATATCTTATCCGTTTTTGGAGGTACGATATAACATTCTCGTCCGCTGGGCATATACCGCACCTTATCCTTTTTATAAAACTTTCTTTTCGGAAAAAGGTCTTTCAGCTTCAAAACATCCGGGGAAAAATACATTGTGCAAGCATCAGGTCCCCTTTGCAGGACCACTTCTATGGGAGTTGACGGGTAATTATCATTTGAAAGTACAGTTCCTGGAATAAATACTTCGGTTCCTGGTTTACAATTTTCTCTCTTCATTGTGTTTCAATTAGTTAATTAGTCAACAATTTTCCACCTGGACATAACATCTTCGTCATCGAGCACACAAGGGCACCAATCTATGTCATCAGTAGATTCACTGTCTCTGCTTTGAATGTGACCATCAATCATACGTATCTGAAATTTAGCCTCACTTACAGGCGACAATCTTTCCAGAATATGTCCTTCCATCAGATATTTTACTGCCTCATGAAATACAAGAGGATAAATATTTTCAACGGGCTCGACCACTTCCAGCAGGGCGTATGAAATGCCACAGCCATCAATATATACTATCCCAGTTTCTGTTTCCTTTTGGGTTACTGTATACGTTTTATCATAATCGAACGGTGGAGAGAGAATCCTCCCTTGATTTATGAACCGCACCGTGTCCCCTTTTTGGAATAGTCTATTTTGTATTTTCATTTTAATTTTGTTCATTCAATTGTTCCTTTGCCCATTCAGTAGTCCATTTCACTTCTTCCTTAATTTGTGATTCTGACTCTGAAAGTTCCTGGTCTGGGGCTAATGAAGAGTCATGAAGTCGGGTGATACGAAAAGCTTCTTCCGTCTTATCAGCTTCATTCCAACTCATGGAGGGCAAAGGCACTGGAAGTGGGGCTGAAGGAAATTCAACATAAGCCCGCTTCTTTGTACCGGATTCTTTGTTATTATTACTCTCAATAATATGCCCAAGACCATTGGTTAAGTCTTGAACTACCACAATATTTTTAGATGTAGAGTCGTACTCCATGTCTCTCAATTTATCTGACAATTGCTTTTTGTCAACATTATTATTTCTGTATGACAAAAACCCCGGAGGGGATGCCCTCCGGGGTTGACGTGCGTTATTTACCGCACCCTTTACCTTTTCCTTTACCTTTTCCTTTTTTCATTTTCGGCGGTTTGTAAGTAGTTCAAGCAATTCCTTTAAGGTCATGAGGCTATAAATGAAGAGTACAAATTAAGATAGGCAGGGTCCGAAGTAGTCCTGTCGGGCAGAAGGAAACGGTTTCCTGAATCAGAAACGGCTTCTAATTTTAGAATCAATTCAGTCAATGTTCCGTCTTTATACCCGGGATAAATCCACCCCTGGCTGACAGTCCAAAGCTCCTGTTCTGATTTGATAGCTTCCACCAGAGTGTTATAAGCTTCTCTTTGACTTTCCGACAAGTCCGACAGCTCCCAGGAAGAAGACAGCACATTGCCGGAATCGTCTTTTCCAAGTAAAAAAATTGTGGCAAGATTAAAATTACCCAAATCTGGATAAATAATAGTTATGAAAGAGTTCATAAAAACTAAGCTAATTGACGAACTATAACGGTTTTCACATAGTTTCCCGAAGTAAAAACATTAAGCCCCATCAAGGAAACCAAAGGCGTTTCTGTTCCTTGAACATGCTTGAAGAAGCATCTCATTTGAACCAAAGTAGTTCCGTTCGGCACAGACCACATAACGGAGTTGGTTTCGGAGTCATAGTTCGAAGACAAAACACTCAAACTTGCACCTGACAAAAGAAGGCAGGGGTTTGCTTGATAAAGAATCGAAAGAAAGGAATCTTGATAAGCACCGGAACCTTGACCATGCGCTTGAACGTTGTACGCATAGGAAGCAACTCCCCCAGGAATCTCTACTTCATACCATCCAGAAGGAGCTTCGGCTGGTAGGGTGGCAATATCTGTTTCGTTAGTAGATTGTGCCGTAAGGTTGATAAATTTTATATACATGATTTCTCCTTAGAACTTATTCAGATTGATTTACAGGGCCACTAATTTGGAAGAATGCCACTCGTACTACGTCATGCTCTTCTTCGGCGGAGGATGCCTTAAAGCTCAACTTCACCGAACCGGGAGTAGAAGCAGTATGGTAAACATGCAGTTCTCCCCCTATCAGTTCAGAGTCGGCTGGATAAGTAAACCTCTCCATTGAGGTAAAACCACAGGTATAAATATTGCCATCCAACCCTTTCACTAACAGCTGGGAGGCTCTATTTAGAGAAACACTTAAATTGCTCGTATTTGAAGAGATGTCAGGCAAGGAAACGCTACTAGAGGTAGTAGTAATCCAAATATCACAGGGTTGAGAACCAGCACTAGAAGAAGTTTCAGGGCCAAACCAAAGTTTAATCTTATAAAACCCTTCCGGGGCTTCGGCGGGCAACGCTACAACCGGGGCCACAATACCCTTGGTTTCTGCGCTGGTGAGATATGCAAAATGGGTGTAGTTATTCATGTCTTTTGTTGCAGTAAATTAGTTCCGTGGGGGGGGGGGAATAGCTCCCCCCCCCACATCAAGCGGGCATATCGGAAGTCACCAATTCCTTGGTGCCGATAGCCCACATAGTCTGGTCAGTTAAAAAGTAAATAGTTGAATTGCTTTTCGTTTCTAAAGCATCGTAATCTGCTTTAGTCAGTTCCTTATACTTGATATATTTCTGGTCAGAGTTGCCTACAGGGATATATGTCGTGTCAGAAATAGCCGACTCGTCCAGTGTAGGGCCAGAAATCTTGGCTGAGTTGCCTAACGTTACCGAACCATTAAAGGTAGCAGTTTGAGCTACTGTAATAGTTTGACTAAAAGTAACTCCCCCTCGAAAAATGTAACCTCCGTTGCATTGTCCTGCACTATTGGTAATAGCCCATCCATTATTTTGAATAGTTATACCAGAAGTAAATGCCTTAGCCGTAAGAGTGAGATTCCCGCTAGGGATTGTTTGAGTTATCAAACAACCGTCGTTCAAGCTCTGAAGTTCCCACAGAGTAACCGGAGACTGAGCAGAAGGTATTTCAGATATATCTGAAGTAAACTTGGTTATCGCTACGGTTTCCTGTAATGATACGGGAACAGCTACATCCAAAGTTGCATCGTTGCCTCCTTCAATAACAGCAGACCCGGTTCCTGACCCCGAAATTTTTACGGCCTCCGTTCCTGTCCCTAAAACAAGTGGAGCCTCATTAGCTAAGGTAATTGAACCGGAAAAGGTTTTAGTGCCCTCTACAGTAGAATCCCCCGCTTTAGGTACATATACAGCATCACTCATTTCCTTATTCATGATATCTGTATTTGCAGGGGATGCTTTTGTGGTTCTGGTCAATCCATCCGAAAAGCTCCAAGACCCGGTAATGTTTTGGGCTTCTGCGGGGTCAAACTCGTGAACAGAATCTACTGCGGAATCGACATAGCTTTTCGGCGCGGCCTGATTATTCGCAGTCGGACTGGGAACTACAGGCGGCGAAGAAAAAGTCTTAACACCTGCAATAGTTTCATTATTAGACTTCGAAACGAAGTTCGAATCCACGTAACCCTTGTTAGCCGCTTGTCCAGAGGCCGTGGGAGTAGGTACGGTAATATTGGAGAAGGTCCAGGCTCCGGTGATACTCTGGTCAGAAGAAGGGTCGAACCCGGAACCACCAGAGCCTAAACTAAAATTTCGGATGCAGACAAAAAACTCGCTGTCGGGAAGCGTGGAGGACAGGTTCAGCACTGCCGTGGATTCCGTGGCTACAAATACCAGCTGGCATTCCGTAATCCCTGCGGCCAGTAATGCCTTGGGATTGTTGCTTCCATCTACGCTGAACAGGGAGAAAGCATACTCCGGCGAGGGATTGGTAGCCTTAAGGCCGCCCGCGTCGGGGGTTACGTTGAAGGAATAAAGCTTGCCGGATTCAAGGTTGGAAATCTTATAAAAGCCTTCAGTTACCGGGCCGTCTCCATTCAACGGAGTTGTTTCATATGAGTCCTCTACATTGAAACCCAACGGCTTAAGAGACACCGTAGCATACGCGGATTCCACGGTAGCCGCGGAATCCTGGTCATGGGTGGCTACGACAAAATACTTGCCATTGGGAGACGTGATTTCAATAACCTGATTGGAAACGTCTCCGTTAATGATATATTGTTCCTCCGTGACATTGGACCACGCGGAATCCGTGGGTGCCGTGGCTGACAGCTTAAAGAGGCACGGGCGGTCGGAAACCAGGGTCCACGCGGTATTGGCATCCGCATTCCCCAGTTTGTACGTAACCCCCGGCTCAATAGGAGTCCCGTTTATATAGTCGTTAATATCCATAAAAAGAATTCAAAAGTTCGGACCCATTGACTATAGGTCAATGGGTCCATGTGTGTCAAGGTTAAATGGATTGGGTGCTAAGAAATGTTCCCGGCAAAAGTGACCACGGCAGTCCCGCTAAATTCCTGCGGAGTGCCTCCGGTTGGTACGGTCAGAGTGACAAGCGTCGTGCTCTGGCCACTACCCAGAACGGCTCCCGAACTGAACATCATGCGTCCTTGAATATCCGTCGCAGTTACTTTGCTGTTGGCGGGAGTCAAAGGTTCCAGCATAGCCCCGGATTTCAACCCTGTCCAGGCCTGGTAAGTCGGAGTTACATTCGTGGTAAGGGTTCCATCGGAATTGGCATTAGACCCGGCTTCCGTAACAACATCCAGGAAATAATACCCGGCAGGAGCGGGGCCCTGAAGAGCTACAGTAAGGGTGGTCGAATTAAGTTGAGTAACCTGGGGAGGCACGGAACCCACCACGCCAGTGAAGGGTTTCAGACTGACGTTGGCCGGGAAAGCCCCGTCCACATACAGCCACGCGGAAGTTCCCGTAGTCTGGAACTGGATAGAGCCCGCCTGGGTCATAAGCGGGGGATTTTCCACCGCAGTCGCCAGGGCGGTTCCAGTTTTGGAAAACACAGTTACCGGGGCATCGGAACTTACGGCCAGTTCATAGAGGGCACCGTTGGTCAAACCCGTCACCACGTACCACTTGTCGGGGTCCAGCGTATTGGGAAGCGTAACGGAAGAAGGAGACGGGATGGGGTCAGCCTTCATGTTCAACGTAATAACAGCTCCTTCCAGCGCGTTCACCAGCAAATAGGCTGAGGTTTGTCCAGCGTCCGTGGTGAAATAAAACGGGGTTCCGTTAAAATTGCCCTGTGCCTGGATAGTGGTCAGGGCTTCTTCTTTTGCGATTGTGACAGAAGGGTTTTTAGTAGAACTGATTACAAACTGGTACCGGGTGCTTGCGGTGAGGCCCGTAAGCTGGTACAGTTCGCCGCGGTTGATGGCGGCGTTTTCTGCGGGAATGGGAAGATTGGTTGCAGGCATAATTTAAAATTGTTAAGGGTTAAGCTTGAGCTTTAGTTTGTTCGACAAGGGGGGTAAGCAAAATTCCCCTGTTGAGAGGAACGACTGCATTGTCTTCAGGAGGAATAATGAGGTCTCCGTCATGCACGTAAACAGAGGAAACCGCGGCATCCAGAGAGTCTCCGAAGTAAATAACCGCGGAAGAAGTTTCCGGTTCGGCTGAATCTACGGAAAGGCTCACTTGATGTTTAACGCCAGGAGTGCATGAAACAGTTCCGTATTCAGAAGCAGGTGCTTTAACTACGGAAAGAGTGATAACCGCTTCGGCCAAAGTAGCCGTAGCTTTAATGTTCGGGGCACTGGCTGAATCCAACTGTTTCAGAAGCAGGGGGCGGTTAAACACGTCCGTTCCATCTACCAGTGTAGATGAGTTCTGAATCAGGAGGGAACCAGTACCCCGGTCCAAAGTGAACATAAGAATGTAGTCGCTCTTATCCGCGATTTCCGTGGTATATTCTTCCCCGGAATTCAAAGTTACCGGGGATGCCGTGGGGAAAGTGATGGAAGCCATATACTAAAACTTTAAAGTTTATCTGCCAAAACCGGACGCAATAATGGCATCAAGGTCTGCCCCTTCTGCCAGTTCTTCATCCGTTTCTTCTTCGGTTACTTTTTTAGGGGATTCGGTTTCTTCCTCGGATTCCTCGTCATCCTTCTCGTCCTCGTCACTCTCATCCAGTTCCTGGTCTTCGATAGAAACGATTTCAATGGATTTACCGTCGTCGGAAACTACACCAACACCCATGACTTGCACATCGTCTCCGGGTTTAAGTTCACCGAACTTTTCAGGGTCGTAAGCAATTTTCATTTGACTTAAAAAATATGGGGCGGGCAGGAATATCCCACCCGCCCCGGTTACTGAGTTAAGGGTTTAGATTACAGACCAGCAACTGCGGAAGGAGTGCTGACCAGGGAACCAATGGGCTGGCCATTCGCATCTACCAGGTCACGACCTGAAGTCGTGCGGATGTGACGAATGACAACGCCGTGACGCGGGAAAACAGGCATCGGGGCCGCAGACAGCGTGGCAATAAACAGGCCCTGAGTGCCCATATAGTTGCCGTTGTTGTCCTTGTTGTTTACCCAGGTCAGTTCGCCCGCGTAGGTTACGGGGTCCCACTTGGCCTGGCCATAAGCGGAAACCGGACGGGGAACCAGAGACTTGTACACGTCCTTGACGAACACAATGGTGTCCTCATACGGCGCGTTCAGGTAAGCCGGGTTCGGGACATAACGGGAACCCACAGCCGTTTCGGACTTGATGTACTGCGGAACTTCCACCCACTTCTGCCCGGTCGGCTTGGTGTCATCGAAAGTATAGCGGGGGTTCATGTTGTCCACGATATAGGTGAAGCCCTTGTACGTCCACTTCACGCCAAGCTGGCGAAGCAGAGTAGCTTCCTTACCCTCAGCCGCTTCGGCAAAGTTCCAGTCCTTGTGGATAATCTGGTTTTCACGCAGGATAAAGTCAACCGTATCCTTGGAGGTGTAAGCCAGGAACACCGGGGAACCCTGGTCCATGAAAGCCGCGGATTCGCCTGCTCCTTCATTGATGAGGACCTGCCATACCTGGTTCATCAGGTTGTCGTTAAGCGCGGCTTCCGGCTTAACTTCCGGCATGGAGTTGATGTCGTTGCTTACCACATCGAGACCGACAATGCCCGCCTTCGTGGGGATAAGCTTGTAGGACGCAATGTTGATGTAGCTCTGACGGTAGAAACGGGACCAGGTGTTGCCCACAGCTCGGACCAACTGCTTAACCACGTTTTCGGCCTGTTGCTGAGCCTGCCAGGACTGGCGCATACGAAGCACGTCCAGTTTCTGGGAAGCCAGGCGCGTAATGAAGCGGCTGTAGGAGTAGATAGTAGCACCCGTGTCATTGACCGTAATCGGAATCTGGTCAGAAGTAGAGTTAAGACTGATGTTCATCCATTCGGGACGGGGGTCCGTAGCACCGAAGGTTGCGATACGCCCGGAGTCACCAACGCCGTCCGTCCACTCGCCAGACATAATCATCTGGGAGTTCCAGGGGGAAGTACGAGCAAACGTGCTGTACATAGTGGCGTTAAGAAGGTTGGTCATCGTGACCAACTTGAGGTCCTGGGCCTGAATGTCGTTAGGAGAATTAGCCATTTGTTTTTTTTTAGTTGATTACGGCAACGGCTCCTTTGTTTGGATAAATTGGATGGGTTCTTTGGCGGTCACGGCAGGGACAGGACCAGGATTGATACGCCTGCGAAATGAAAATATTTGTTTGCTCGCGGGTAAAGCAAAAAAGATGCACCGCTTTGGATGCACCTTTTTTGTATTATTTCCAGGTAGATGTCAAGAAATATTTATTCCAGGCTTAATGAAGCAAGTCAAAAGCACTGTGAATAACATCATTCACACTTACTGGCCCCGTAGGTTTGGGATTTTCAGGAGGTTCAGGGCTTCCTTTCCCAGCAGTGGGGCGGGCATTGCGAAGCTTTTTCACCTTGGCTTCCAGGGCTTCAATCTGTCCGCGAGCTTCCAGCAGTTCCTTCTGCATGATTTCCGCAAGGGCTCCGTCCATAAAAGAACTGTTGTTGATTTTGTGGGCTAAATGGCGTGCATGCTTGAGATTGTCCTCTGTAATTTCGGAGTTAATCCCCAGCTCTTTGGCTCTCGCCCGCATGGCTTCCAACGTATAATTGTCAAGATTGACTTCATACTTGCCACCTTCTGCGGTTTTACCCCTGCTGGCTTTCAGTTCCTCCACATACTTGTCAGCATCTGCCTGGAACTTGCCGTGCGCTTCAATAGCGGCATCCCGGATTTTGGCCATGCGGACAAAACGGGAAAGGGAAGCCCCGCTCAGTCCGGCATCCGTTCCGATAGTTTCATAGGCTTCTTCTTTATCGAAGGCATCCAGTTCCGAATTAAGAGCAACCTCATTCATCCGGTCCATATCGACAGTGACACCTTCGCTTTGCGCCAGTTCGCCAATCCGGGCATTGGCTTTATTGTACGGATTAGTGACCTGAGTCTTATATTCCTCCGTAGCGGTAAAGGCATAACCCTTGACAATTTCGCGGAGAGCTTCCAGTTCTTCGCTGTCAGGGGTGATGGACTTAGCTTCTTCGAGTTGCTGTCTCAGTTCCTGGATTTCCTTCTTGGCTCCTTTCAGCTGGACCCGCATCTCGGCAAAAGCCTTGCTGGCGGCTTTGCTTGCTTTCCTTTCCGGGGGAGTTGTTTCTTCCTCGTCCTTCCCCTTTTGTTCTTCTGACTCTTCTTCCGTTTCCTCCTGTTCTTCTTCCTCCGTTTCTTCCTCTTCCGGTTCTTCCGGCTTAACTTCTTCAACAGGATTTCCGTTAGGATTTTTAATTTCTTCTACAGCGGGGGTGGGTTGGACTTCTTCCTGGGCAATTCGGGGTTGCTCTGAAAGGATGACCGTCCCATCCGGGGCCGGGGGTACCGGAGAATCCGAAGTACCCGGAGGCGTATTGAATACCTGGTCAAAGATTCCTCGAACAGCTGAGTCGATAGCCCTGGGCACGGGGGCCTCCGCAATAGCGGGATTTTGAGTGTCTGACATAAATTAGTTTAGATAATAGGTTTAAGTGAGTTAATCCAGGCGTTCCGTTCCACGGTAGCCACGGGTTCCATGGCTACCGGGGCTTCCGTGGATTCCATGGGTTGCGCCAGTCTATGGAGGCCGGAGATTACGGCCTGAGCTCCCGCGGCATAGGCTCCGGCAAGAGCCGCCGCTTCTACAGTGGATGGAAGGGACGCATTCAATTTAGACTGGATAATAAGAAGGGCCTCCTGCATCACAGGGTCCTGCAACAATTCGAACAGGGAACCCTGGGCTTTCGGGTTGGTCCTGAACGCTTCCTCAGTATAGGTGGGCCAGATATTAGACATTGGTACCTCCCAGGTTTGCCGCGGCCTTGGCGTTTGCTTCAACAGTCTTGGCCGCTATTTCTGCCTGTTGTTTTTCTTGAGCCAGTTTAATTTCCGCTTCCGTCTTCATGCGCTTCAATTCGATGTCGGCCTGGGCTTTCATTTGTTCCGGCGTAGGCCCTTCTTCCTGGCCCTGCTCTTCATTCTGCCTGGCCTGCATGGCTTCGAGGGCCCGCATGCCATTGGTAATGATTTCGTTACACCGTTTGACCAGTTTTTCATACTGTTCAAATTCGGGAACGACTTCCTTACTGGCCTGTAGATAATCCATATGACCAGCAAGTTGGCTTACCAAAAGTTGCAGAGGCTGAGCAAGTTGAGCCATTTCTTCAGGAGTAAGCTGGGCATCGGGGACCAGAGACAGAATAAAGTTGGCATGCACTTCGGCATGCGTCCGGTGGTCTTCGTTCGGCATAACCGGAACTTCCTGTCCCGCCATAAGCTGATTGTTCTGTACGGAAGCAATGGATGCGGCAATCGTTTCAGAGGGGTTGGGGTCATCCTTCAATGGCATGAGAAGGCGGGCCGTGCGTCCGTTCGTTTCGTTGGCAATGGCCATACGAATCAGACGTTCCTGCCCAGCCCGGGGCATGAACTGCATATAGTTGAGGCACTGCCGGAGAGCCAGAGTCCGTCTTACCTTACTGCCCGCGCCAATGGGAGGCAGGGCTGTAACGCTATCCAGGTCAATGGCAAACAGGGCTTCCACGGGAACCCCGGCTTCCTCAAGGCGGTCAATCATGCGCTGGCGTTCCTTAGCCCCGGCAATCCCCTCGTCATAGTCCTTGCGGATAATGCGGCGAACGATTTCACGGAGAAGGGTGGACAAGTGCTCCAAAAGCATGTCCATGATATTGTTGCTGACCTTGCTTGCGTTGCCCATTCGAATTTCCGCTTCCAGTTGGGTCCGGCCCATTCCTCCGTCCGCGTTGACATCTATTTCACCCAGACGTTCCCTAATCTGGCTTTGCAACAAAGTCAAGGGGAGGGAAGCAACCTGTTGCAGATTGGGCGTGGCATTGGTCTGCAACTGTACCGTGGGGTCCAGGATAGTGTAAGCCCCCATCGGATTGACCATGGCAGAGAGACGGGAAGTCTCATTGGAAGCCATCACATTCAAAGACATACCCAGAAAAGCGGCATCCGTCGCCTGGTTCACCAGTTTGTCGATAACTCTGGTGTGGGGAAGAAGGTCGTTCCCATACCCGCGCAAAGCATGGATGTCCCCGTTGGTGCTACTGCCCAGGGGGAAAAGAACAAACGCCTGTTCCATGGAGTCATAAGCTCCATACTTTGTGTAAAGGAACTTGGTGTCATCCACATCCCGGTTCTGGTCCCTCTTCACATCCTGGCCATTGCCGCCATTCCCGTTGACAAAGAAAATGGAATGGGTGACAGTGCCGTCGAATTCACGAACCCACATGTGGGAAATTGGAATGCTGGTTCCAATAATATCCGTCAAAGTATAATCGCCGTTCTTGAGCATCTTCTCCGTTTCCCAGGAGATACGCTGAGGCTGAACAGTCTGGTTATAACTGGCGGTACGAAGAACTTTCATTACTTCCTCCACATCCCAGCCCGCTTCACGCGCAGTCTGGGGGTCACGGATATACTCATAAAGTTCATGAGCCCGCAGAGTTCGCGTGGCGAATACCACTTCCAGCGTACTGCTATCCGGTTTAACCTTGCGCTCAAAAGCAAATTCATTCAAGCTTCCTGCCTTAAAGAACCAGGAGTCGGGGTCCTCAAAGTAGGCAAGACCGAAACCATGGAAAGAAAAATAATGCAGGAGGTCGGTAATAATAGAGGTGAACCCCGGCATGGACTTCACCATCTGGGTGAGTTCGGAAGACAGAATATCCGAATAAATAGGTCTGCGGGAGTCGTCTCCGAAGCGGGTTTGCACTGAAATGAATTCAGGGCTGTCCCACACCTCTCTCAAACTGGCCGCCACTTTTTCCCGGATAATCCGCATGGTGCGGAAATTGTAATTGGTCCGGTAGTTCTGTCCTACTGCGGACAAAGCCATCGGGTCATACGGGCGTTGTCCGTCAAGTTCAGCCTGAGCTTCCGTGCGGGCCTGCATGGACAACTGGTCCGCGGTGAGGCAGAAATATAAAAGAGCTCGTGCCTGGTCGGCGGTAGGCACCCGCCGTTTCAGCAGGTTGCCATTCTCGTCAACCACGCCGATAACTCCGGGCCCTACCGGGGCAATGGAATCTGGTTTAGGCATAACGATTAAATGAATTCGGATTCAGGGTCTTCTTCCGGCTTAATTGCGTCAGAAGTAACTGCGTCTTCCTTAGCCGCTTTTTTAGACTTGGGCTTGGTCGCTTTCGGAACAACGATACGGGTGGAAGGTTTCAATCCTTCCGCTTCCGAAAGGTCTTCACGAGCTTTTACCGGACCGCCAGTCTGTTCGCTCTGTCCCAGAATCTTAACAGTTTCTTCACTGAATTTGGCAATGCTTACTTCTACAGGGGAAGTCACATAGCTTTGCTCTGATTCCTGCGGCAGAACAAAACCGTCAGTAGTGGGCACCGGGCCCACTTGAATAAGCTCGTCCCAGTTCGCTACGTTGTAGCATTTTTCCGTCAGCACTTTATCAAGGAAGAGCCGGAAATGAGAGGACACGGAAACATAAGGAACCCGCTGGGAATAAATCTTGGCCAGTTGGCTGGACATAACAAAGGTCCCATCCAGGGTAAAAGATTCCGCAGAAGTTTCCGTAGCGGGGATAGTAAAATACTTACCCGCAACCGTGTCACACTTTTTACGGAAGAACGCGGCATCCAGGGCATCAATGGCTCCGGGGAGGAAGGTTTCATTGCCGCGTTCGGACACCCAAATAATGGGACGTTCATTCAGATTATTTTCATAGGTGAGTGCCTGATGAAGACGTGCGAACATATGTGTCACCAGTTTGTAAGGGTCAGTGACAGGTGTGAGAAGTTCCAGAGTCCGAAGGTCCCGGAACTGATTTCGCAACAGGTCAAGCATAGGCTCAGCCGCCGCTTTCGCCCGGTACGGAAGCAGAAGCCAGACTTCATGGTCAGGGCGGCTGGAAGCCGCTACGCTGTCAAGCAGGTTTTGAGCAATCCGCGTACCGTTGACCAGCACGCGAGGCTCACACGGGATTACTATAGTAGCCATAGTTAAAGTACAGTGTGTAGTTTGTTTTCAGGATATACTAAAGCGTCCATTTCGGAAGCTTGGGTTAAGGACAGGACTGCCTGCGGAGGCAGGATGCTGAAAGCCCTGTGGGTCATCAATGCGCTGAACGCATACCAGCGGAAGTAAAACTGAGCCTCAACAATAGGCTCATACATCAAAAAATTGAAGTAGGGGTACTTGCGGTCCTCCCTGGAACCCATGTGGTTGACGAAGCCAGGGTAATTTTGAAACATGTACAAGCGGAAATATTTATGCGGAACTCCTGGCTTATTGACAACTTTAGGGCACATAAGGTGTTGAGTACCAACCACATCATAACGAGGGTTATTTACTTCAAAACCTCTGGGTTCTAAAATGGGACGCTTGCCCGCGCTTACCCACGAACGAAAATAATTACGGTATTCCCAGGCTTTGTCCCAGACCGCAGGGTCTTTTGCCACCGAAAGGAAGTTCTTAACATTCTCAGAAGAACCTAAAGTGGGTTTTCGATTAGCTCCCTTTTTTCGATTTTCTGTCTTTTTGGTTTTCTTCGCCATCGGATGAAGCAACTTTACTTGAATTCTGTTCCATGTCAATGAGATAATTGACAAAGTTAATGAAGGTGGCCGCATCAAATTCCGGCAATTCCCGTTTGTAACTGGCATACGCACTAAGGCTTGCCATGGGAATGGCGGCCCAGGGTTCATATTCATGCGCTAATTTATCAGCCATTTCCCTCAGAAATTTTTCATACTCCGGGCTGGGGGCGATAAGTTTCATGAACATATCCTGGTCATCAATCATTTTAGGCTCAACCCTGCGGTCAAAAGTCAAAGGGTCATCCTCATATTCCATCCGCACTATCTGACGAAGAGGCTTTCTATGTTCAACATTCTTACTGATTTCCACTTTATATTTCCGGGCATACCTCCGAAGAGTGTTGAGGTCGTCCAGCCAGGACCCCATCTGCTGGCACCAGGAACGTAAAGCTTCAACCCGAAGGCGAATCAAATAAGCCGTGCGCGTAATCTGGCAGAAACAGCCGCAACAAAGAGTGTCCTGTGACAGATATTGGGCCATTTTATATTGAAGCGAGACCTGCTGAACCGAAGCCTTAAGAATGTTTCCGCAAACACATTTAACTACGTAAGGTCTCTTAAGGTCATGCGAATAACCTAAAACCGTCAAAAGGCCCTTAACATGTCCGACAGGGGCTGGGTCCTTCTCAGGGCCCATGTAATCGGGGAAAATTTCAGGAGTTTGAATTTCCTCTGGCAGATTGATAAGCGTAACCGGAGTCCATCGACGGAAGAGTTCTTGCAAATTTTCGTCTCGAGCCATGCCGCTGACTATAACAACCTTATCAAAAATGTCAACGATTATTCGGGTCCTCTTCCGGTTTTACACCCTTCTTTTTAAGTTTGAGCGTAATGGTGCGGCTGGCACTGTCCTCCTTAAGCTCTGGCCGGGTTCCGTCTTTATTGAGAACAATAGGGCCTCCCTGCAACCCCATTTGGGTAATCGTCTCCGTCTGCTCAAGCTCAAACTGTTTAATTACCGTAGCCAACATATCCATGTCACGCTTGGCAATAGCTTCGTTAAACCGTTCCCACAGGTCGTGGCTCCGTTCCATGATGGACAAGAACATAGGGACTTCTTTAAGGGACGAAATATCCGCGTCTGCCATAAAGCTGGCCACCTTCTTAAACCCGCTGTTCATCAGGTCTTTATACTGCTCACTCATGTTCTCTACAATATTGAGCTCAATATTGGTTCGAGCTTCCTGGCGTTTCAGGATGCGGGCTTGAGTGTTTTGAGTATAGCTGTTGAGAAGCTGGTTTCGGATGGTTAATTCTTCCCGGGAAAGTTGCACCTGGTCCACCAGCTTGTTAATCTTATCCTCCGGCAATCCTGTTATTTCCGAAATAACAGATATCGGGGCTCCGGCTTTATACATGTCCAACACCTTGCGGTACAACGTGTTTTGCCAATTGCAGTCCGCAGTGACGGGTGCGATAGTGTTTTGTGACGCGCTCTTTAGGTCCATAACATACTCATTGCCTGATTCACTTCTTCACGAAAATCATCTTGTAACGGGCGGTCTTCAGAAGTCGCGGGAGTAAACCCGCCAAGATACCTTCCAATATCCCGGGCTTCGATATACGCGGTGCCGTCCGTTCGATATTTGATAACTTCTTCATGTTTTACCACTTGCTGGTTCTGGATGTCAAGCCGTATTTTACCGAAGTCAGGTCCCATGATTCCCCGGCAGACGTGTACTATAAGAGCCAACGCATCCGCGTTATCCGGGGATTTGTGGATTCTTTTCTTCATGGCTACCTTGGGTTCAATGGATATACGGGTTCCATTCATAGTGTAAAGCCGGGACTTCAATTCGACAATCGTTGTCGGGTCAAGCCCATACAGCTGACGGGCGTTGATGGCCAACTTGACACAACCCCACAACTCAGAAACCTTGTTGGAATACTGCTGGCATGCCTCCTGGTTTTGAAGCAGGCCCAGAGGGACACTGCTTGCCTTTCCAGCAAAGCTTACCGTCTGGAAGTCTGTGCCCACATGCTGGGCAAGAATATCAATAAAACCCGTACCTCCGGTCACGTCAACGGCCAGATATTTACTTTGAACATTATGGGCACGCAGGAGCTCGCCTACCTGTTGGGCAATATCAAAGTTTCGTTGCCTCAGCTTTTCCTTGGCTTTAGTAGATTTAAGCAGGTAGGTATGAGTCACCGCGCAAGCCCAAAGACCTTCAACCGTCTTTCCTACTTTCGCAAACTTAAGGCAGGTTTGGTCGCCTCCGTTAGTATAGGCCGGGTCAAGACCTGCAATAGTGACAAGCTCTCCATCTCCCCAGACAGGCATGGCATCGGCTCCGCTTCCATAAATTTCCGCTTCTGACAAAAGAGCCCCTTCTTCCGTATCATCAGAAAAAGTGGCTTTATGGAACCGCATGACAAACGGGCTGTTCTCGCCATACTGGTCAATAGTTTGCTGGATAATACTCAAAGGAGTATAAAAACTCCAATCCTCACGCTGATATTTAATCCGCGGGTTCTGGGTATTATCAAACCGGATATAGATTCCGTCGCGGGTTTCCCAGGAATATTCTTCAAAAATATCCACGGAGTTCCACCCATCTTTAGGCATAGCCATTACCCCAAAAGCATCCGTCCGGCTTTTGGGGTTGGACGCGGCCATCAGGGTGGGAGGCGTGTCCGAACGGTTGGTGATGAGGTTGGTCCTCCAAACATCCACCAATTCAATAGGAAGCTCCGACAGCTCGTCATAAAATACGTGCATATTCTTGGCTTTAATACCAATGAACCGGGAACTCGGGTCTCCTACGTTGGCACAGGGAATAATGGCAATGCCGCGGGAATCATCAATCTTTCCTTCCTCATTGATGCCTTTAATCTGGCCCTTGCCATCAACAAGCCGTCCAGGAAATTCCTGTCTCCACAACCTCTTAATATCCTTGAAGATACGTTTTTTCGCGCCTTCAATAGTTGTAGAAGTGACAAGGCATAAAGTATCAATGGGGTCCGCAAGATAATAAAGCAACGCCATGATAGCCATGGACAGGGACTTGCCGCTGGAAGAACCGCCGCCCATAATACATACGTCGTGCACGGATGCAGTCTCAATCATCTGTTCCAGCCAGGGGGTCCAGATAATAGGTGTGGGGCTCCCTTCATAATTCCACAACAAGTCAATGGCGTGATGCGCGTGACCGTACCGTCCCAGGCCGCCTTTCTCTACAGGCCAGTCATATTTGAAGCACCAAAGCTCAATATCCAGGTCGGAGGTTCCAAATTCCCATTGCCTCCCATAGCGTGTAAAATGTCTGGCCATGTTTCAAATTCGGGCTATCTCCCAGGAGCCCATGGTAAGACTGTGGTCTCCGCTGAATTCACGGAAAGCCCACAGGAGGATGAGCAGGGCATCCGCATTCTGTAGCGTCACCTTAACTCCGGGGAAATTCTCAATAGCTATCTGTTTCAGATTATTCTTCCATCGGGTCCTGTCCCTTGCGGTAAGGCCGCTGTCATAAGCTCCAACAGCCCTCATCCACTTGACAGGGGGGACTTCCGTCAATTCGTAACCACTGGCAAGGGCATATCCGACAACGCGCCCAGTAGCATAACCCAGGAGCCCGGAACTTCGGGGATTGCTCACCTTGCCGCCTCCACTCATGGCATAGCTCATTTTCTCAATCACAAGCCTGCGGTCGCCTTGACTGGGTAGCTTGTTCAGGAGCCCTTCCAGTTCACGAGTATCTTCCGGCATATTTTGCACATATATTTTTTTTTGCCGGGTATCCGCGAGAGCGAGGGCTCCGTGGACACCGGGGTCACATGCTACCAGTTGCATTCGGGAATATACCGGAGAAACATGTCTGAGTCAAGCGCAAAGAAAACCCCCGCCGCGTTTCCCAACGGGGCGGGGGTACAAGAACCAATAGCAAAAACAATTATACAATAGCGAAGTCGATGGGAAAATCGGCTACTGGGTCACAGCGGACAAGAGGCCCATCTCCTGAATAGCCTCCACCTGGCCCTCCACGGGATGGGGTTTGAACTTAAGGTAAGCTTTCGCGTAGCTGTGCTTGCCGTCACGGCTTACCGCCCTCTGTGCTCCAATCTGGACACGGTAGGCAAGGGAACCAGTCTTGGCACCTTTCAGCATCATGAACTGGATGAAGGGTGCACCAACACCCGTATACTGGTTGCCTTCCGGCGTGTAACGGGCCAGGGTCCACTGGTCGCCCATGAAGTCAATCGTGAAGAGAGCATCAAGGTCATCCTGGGTAGTAGAGGCATCCTTAATCCCTTCGGGCTTCTTAATCAGAAGCCACATGGCCAGGGCGCGGTTAACCTGTTCCTTGGTAAAACCTTCGGCCTCATATTCCTCCTTGGTGTTCCAGGTCTTGGCAAAAACTCCCGGCTGACGCTCGTTGAAAGGAATGAATTCCCGATAACACTTTTTAGCTTTCAGCACAATACATTCCAGGGGATTATTGCGCTCGGCGACAACGAGACCGTTGAGAAGAAAGGCACCCAAACTTCCTACAGGGTTGTCCAGTTTAGCTTCCTCACTAGAGGCTTGCCACAGTTTAAGATAAGGAATCTGGATGTCGGAAGCATCCGTTTCGCCTTCAAAAGACTGATAGTTGTTAATAGAAGCCAACTCCTGTCGAGGACATTCCATCAAATCAAGAGCTTCATCCTGCATGTCCGGGTCATTAGATTTTCTTACAGTAGCCATATATTCAAGTATTCTTATATTCTATGCGGGGGAATTTCTTTAGCGAGTGAACCGCCCCCTTAACCTCTCGACGCGGGGAACCTTAGCAGAATCTCCGCTAATGTCAACAATTTTTCATTTCATTTTTAACAGAGCCATTGCGCCTTTCACCTCACGTACAATGCCCAGGTCCTGTAATTCCTTCAACAGTAATTCCTTAGCGGCCTTCTTATCCTTCCCGGAAACCCCGGATTCCATGGACTTCTCCAACAGAAGGTCCAGGAGTTTCATGACTGGGAGCCTGGATATGTTGTCCAGAATATCCTCCGGAGATAAAAATTGTTCCACGTAGGCACGGAAGGAATCATTGTCCACCTTAACGGTGCTTCCCCGGCTCGCGTACTTCCAGCCGGGGACATCCACCCCACAGGAGAACAGGGTTTTGGCATAATCCTTATGCACCTTATTCGCCTCGCTGATAATGCTTGCAAAGGAAAGAAGGGAACCCAGGGTTTCCGGGTTATCCATGGCAGACCCGACACTATCAATCATGCCTTCCGCTAACTCCTTATCCTTCAATACTTTAAGGGAGAAGTTCCTGGCCATGCTGGTAATCTTCTTACAAGTCGCCAGTCGGTCACAGTAGGGACAGACATGAGGCGACGAAGAATAGGCATACGGATTATCCGCATCCCTACAGCGGCGCATAATCACGGAAGCCACGGATTCCACGGCTTCCACGGCATCCATGGATACCGTGGGCATGTCGGAAGAAAATGTCGGTGATTCCTTCGTCCGGTAGAAGGCGGCGGTCTTAAGCGCATCCTGCTGGCTCGGTTGAATTACTGCAAGTATAATCCTTTCACATTCAGGGCGTTCTGCAAATTCCAACAACCCATAATAAATAAACTGACTATTAACCTCGGGGTTGGACACGGGCACAATGCCCATCTTGTAGTCCACAATCATAGAGGTATTTCCATGTCGGAATAAAACGTCGGCAGTCCCCGTCTGTTCCGGGTCATCCGGGTTAAAACGGATACCGGGGAACTTGTGTTCGGGCAGTGCTTCGAACTCCGCAGTTCCCACCTCTTTGGTAAACATTTCCCGCAAAATGCCCAGCATATTGTTGGCCGCGTTATAAAGGGAACGCTCATGCCGGGTTAAAAGCATATCCGGGTTCTGGGTTTCCAGGGCTCCGTGGACTCGGGTGCCCACGGCAGAGGGGGAAAATTCATCCTCTTCTTCATCCTGTGTCATAGGGCGGGGAATATATCCCGGACAGGTTGCGAGCATGGCAATCGAACTCGGGCTGTATTTACTGTGAGTGTCCGCGGAATTATCCGCTGGTACTTTATTATTCGCTGTCATTGAGTGTAAGGGAGTTAAAACAAATTTCCTTAGTGTTGAGTGCTTTAATGATTTTTTCTTCCACGGTATCCGCGGCAGTCACGATATATTGAATGGTGGAGGACCGGGCCCCCAACCGGGCAATACGCCCCTGGGCCTGCAACAGATTTTGAATAGAGTAGTCAGGAGAGATAAGAGCGGCCCGGGGGAAATTGCCATCCGTGTCATGGAGGGATACTCCGGTCCCGCCCGCGCTAATCTGAACCAGAGCGACACGGGTTCTATTTGATTGAAACTTATCAACTTCCTCCTGCCTCTCCGTTCCGGTCAGTCTTCCGCTGATTTCGGAAAACAACATTTCTTTCTCCGCTTTCTGACAGATAAGCTCCGAAAGGGTCTGTATGCTGTCAAGGAACGAAACAAAGATGGCGACACTATATCCGCTTTCCAACAGCTCCACCGCCTTTTCTGCCATTGTGGGAAGCTTGGCGAGCTCCGACTGCTGGCGAAGACGAAGCAACTCCACTATCGCAGGAAGTTCAACACCGTTCTCACTGGCTCGCTCAATGCTTTCGGCCCAGGCATTATCCAGCTTGTCCAGGGCTTTCTGCAATGCCTTAATCCTTTTCATGCCCCCTACCTCCACGTCTACGGACAGATATTCAATACGGTTTTTCGGAAAGAATGTGTCAAGCTTTTCCCTGTCAATCTCCGTCATAACGCCCGCGTCGAACAGCTTACGTTTCAAGTTCTCCATAAGGGATTGAGTTCTAGTGGATAACTTAAATTCCAATCCACCCCAGAAAGACTCGGTACATCCTTGCTGTCCAGCCCACATCCAGAAACCAATCCGGGGGTCCCTAATCCATCCGGCATAGGTTGCCGGGACGCTCATGTCCAACGGGGTAATGAACGGAGTGGCCGAAAGCAGGATGGAGGGAATCTTCTGGACCGCGGCAGACAATGCCATGATGTTGCTCTGGCTCCGGTAGGTCTTGGCCTTGTGGCTTTCATCCAGGACAAGGACCGAATTGTCGGGAAGGGTCCATCTGCCAAGGGCTACACGGCTACGGGGAATCCGTGGAGGCTTGGAGTAAAACGGTGTGTTACCCCTGCGGATTTTCTCCCAGGAATAGATGCCCGCATCAACTACACCCTGCGCCTCCATGGCACGTTTCCACTGGGTGACAACAATGGCAGGACAGACAACCAGAGGACGGAGGCCCAGGATGCGGGCCGTTTCGATAGTGACAAGAGTCTTCCCCGTCCCGGTGCAGGACTTGTTGATAACAAAGCCGCGGGCACGTAATGCCCTGACCATGGCATCAATGCACTCCACCTGGGGCGGGTATGGTTTAAGAGGACAGCTCATTTCCTATACTTCTCCATGATTTCCGGTTCGGCAAGGAGAGGCAGGGTGTTCGCCCATTGGGGAGTGTCCTCCATGATTTCCTCAATCCGCTGTGCGTATTCCTCCGCGCTGTCCGCGGGAACCATAACCACAGCTTCGTCATGGACAAGAAGACACGGGCTGGCCCCGGGCAATTCCTTGCAGAATCTGTTGAAAGCGCGAACCATCAGGTCGCGGGCAATAGCCTGGATATTGTTGTTGCTCAACAGGTTAGTATTTACAATGGAAGTCTTTTTCCCGAAATTGACACAGGTTGCGAAGTAGGGCCGCCTCCCGTCTTTGGGCTGGATAAGCTTCTTGTAACAGTTACGATAATACAGCTTTCGCCCGGAGGGCAGGGTGAGGGCAAAACTGTGGGAAGGAGTCCGGTAGCCGCGGGCCGCCAGTGCGTCAAGTTCCCGCCACCACGCGACCACCTCCGGGCTCCGGCTCCGGTACATATCGACAATGGCCTGGCACTGGTTTCGGTCCATGCCCGGATTGGTGCGTTGAATCGCAGACCATCCCGCACTGAAACCACAGGCAAGCACCCCGGCTTTCACATGCTGGCGAAGATTTTCCTGCCCGGGGGTCTCCTTGCAGTATGCCTTGAAATCTGTCACCGAATCAGGGATAAGGCCCCAGCCTTTCGCGTTAGCGGCATAGATGTCCTTTTCACCTGCGCGGAGGGTTTCAAGAATTTTTTCCTGCCCGCAAAGCCAGGCAGTGAGGCGGGCTTCAATCCCGGCCCAGTCACAGACCACCAGCTTATACCCGGGAGGTGCCTGAATAAGTTCCCGCTGGCTAAACTCCCCAACCTTATCCCGGTTAAGCTGTTGCAGGTTTAATTTGTCACCTCCGGCTGTCCAGCGTCCCGTACTGGCTCCACAGTAGGTAAGCGTGTAAGGAATCCGGTCCACCCCTTCATGGTCGGTATAGACACGGGAAAGCATGCGCTCCGTCAGAGAAATAAGACGGTTGACGCTCCGGTACTTGCCCAAAAGGCTTACCCAGGGAATAAGCTTTCCGTAAGTTTCAAGCCAGTCCGTAAATTTCTCACTGGCCTTGCTGGTTGTTTCAGGAGGGGGGATATTTAAATCCTGGCAGGCTTTGCGGAGTTGGAGAAGGGAAAGTTTCTTTTCCAGGGGGATGGCTTCCTTATACTGTTCCCTTGCCTCCTTCAGCAGTTCCAGTCCTTCCTCAACAGCCGCGCGGCTGGTCGGCACGCCCCTCCATCCCATGATGCAGGTGTTCAGCCAACACTCGCGTTCATGCTCCGGCCAGAAACGCTCAAACTTGTCCCAGACAGCGTAACAGTAGTAGGAGTCGCCCGCCACGTATTCCTTCATATCTTCGGGAATCGCATCCAGGGTACGGAAGTCGATGCCCTCTGCCCTGGCCCGGACTTCCTTGCTGACCGCAATGTTCCATAAACGAAGCACTATCTCCGACAGTGAGCCATATATGGACAGATAATTGGAGGCCGCGCGTGAACAGAGCCAGGCAGTGAAGGGTGTGCGGAATCCGGGGGTACAGGGGATTCCGTGGCTTCCGGGGGCTTTCAGTCCAAACAGGTAAACGGCGTAGTCGAAGCTGGCGTTGAAAGAAACAATGATTTTATCTCTGGTGGTTTCTGCCCAGTTAAACTCTTTAGGATGCCCCACCCAGCAATACTTCCCATCGTAGGCCGACATGACATATGCGTCAAACTTCTCGTGGGTGCAATAGGACCGGGGGTCCATTCGTTTAAGGGAATATTCCCCTTCATAAAAAGTTTCAAAGTCAATCGCAAGGACAGGGCCCGCCAGTTTCGTCTGGTCCTCCGTAATCTCCATGTCATAGCCAGGCACCTTCGGGAGAGACAAAGCAGTAGCACTTTCCATCAGTCCATCTGGTTAAGGTGTTTCTTCGCGTCGGCATAGCACTCGTAGGGAGTAGCCCCGGGGAGGTTCTCACCGCTCCTTTCCTTAAAAAACTTGAGGGCATAACGCATCCGCTTCCGTATCTCATTCTCTTTCTCAAACGCTCTGTAATTGGCGGCACTGTAATCCTCCGCTTCATTCAGCACGGCATGAAGGAGACGCACGGCAAGCACGGCTACATCAAAAGCCTCGGCGGCTCTGTCAGAACCTTCCGCGTCCTTATACTCTTCAATCTCCCATTGCAGGTGTCGGAGAAGGTCGGAAGAAGATTCCACCAGCCCCATCTGTTTGAAAGTCCGGTCAATATAATCTGCAATGGTTGTGGGCGCAACAATCAAGTCGTTCATGGTTTCAGTGTTTAAGGATTCTTTTGATGCGGTCGTTAAGCGCGGAGTCAATGTCAGAGGGAGCTATCATAAAGACCCGGCCCTCCTTGTCCATCACCAGAAAATTATGGTCAGATTCCAGCGGCGTGGTTACTGCGGTTACGTGAGCAGAGTCCTTGAGAAGCAAGTCGTCCCCGGGGCGCAACAGCATGAATGCCGGAAGCATGGCAATCTGCCGAAGCCACTGCTTCATGACAAAATACTGGGCAGTAACTACGGAAGCCTCCGGGCCCGGCTTATAAGGGGCAGTCGAAATTCCACAGACAGGGCAGGTCAGATATATCACGGTCTGGGATGAGTACACTTCTGTCTCAAACTGCACATGGCTTTGGTGGCAGTAGGGGCAGAGGCGGGGAATGCGAATGACCGGAACTCCATCTTCGGAGTACAGGGTCATGTCATGTTCATTCGGTTCGGTTACACTATTCATGTCTTATTGCTGGTTGGCGTTTTAGTATTCAACAGCGGGTAAGGAGGAAGCTGAATGGGCCCGCCTCGTACCCGCAGGACGGGCCCATTGTGACCTTCTTATAATTTTTGTCAAGAAAAAATCTTAACTTTCGAGCGAGGTTTGTGACAATTTCTCAATATGGGGGTACTGTGCATAGATTCGCTCCTTTGTTTCCCTGCTGGCTTCCTTCATCCACAGGTCAACAGGCAGGAAGAAATAACGTTGAACCGGACCTGGGTCACACTCACGCCGGACACTATGCTTCATCAGGGAATCCCGCCCATACGCTTGAGCAAGGTCGCGCTCAAAATTCTTATCATCCCAGCCTTCCTGCCGGGACCCGTTACCCCAGGTAACTCGCACGTATTCAAGGACATTTCGCATGGTTGTAAAATTTCCGGGAATCTTTTTGGACAAACGGCCCCCCGACACATCCGTATCCTTAAGAGCCACGGGCACCAGATATTTCACCAGGTCCGTATCGTCCCCCTGGCAACTGGCGTAATTCGAAGCTACGTATTCACCAACCTTAACCAGTTTCGACCAGCTGTACTTATCAGCTTCCCCGGAATCCACCATGTACTTAATCTGGGCCCAGAGTTGCTGGTTATCCATTTCGAACAGCTTCTTAACGGCATCCCAGTTAACATCTACACCTTCGGGCAGAGGTTCTTTTGGTTTCGGACGTTCACCAAGAATAAGCGGATAATAACGACGGGAGCCGGAGTTGTCCCGCAGGAACTGGCTTTGGTTGGTGGACCCTATGACACTGGCGCAATAGTGATAGGTTGACGGTGCAGACCCATAAGCAATACGGCAGTTGTCCGATTCTCCGGTGAGAATCCGTTTCAGCTTGCTCTGCTTGGCTTTATTAGATACTTCCTCATCAATTTCGTCGAGTACGATAACAGAGTGCCGGGACATCTGAACCGTAGAGTCTGCGCTGTTTGAACCTTCAATGGACTGAGCTTTATCAATGGACAACCCATTGAAGAGCCATTCGGTAGCTTTGGTCTTACCTACACCCTGCTTCCCGGAAAACACAGGTACATAGTTCTGGGGGAACCCTTGATTCACGGTGCCTGTGGGGTTTAGGTCGAGACGCATGGCGACACGTTTCCAGAGATAGATGAGCCAGGTGGTAAGGACTGCATCCCTATAGGAGTCAGGAGTCCAGCCTTCGGGCATTTCCACAGTCTGGTCCATGACAAAGAAGTCAAGGAAATTGCGAAGACGGTCCTGAGCATCCCAGGGGCGCGAACTGGCGAATGTTGCCAATGGGTGATAGTAGTTGCTCTGCGCCAGATTACGCAACGCATCCATCAGGCGTTGCGCCGGAATAGCCTGTCCCGGCACCACCTCCTGCCAGAACCCGGAAATCTGGGACAGAATAGCCGGGTTGGTTTCGTACCACCTGCAGTTCTTGAAATCCAAAAGGAGAAGCTCTTGGGTGTTCATGCGACGGAACACCCTGATATTAAGTCCATAGTGCAGAAGATGACCAATATTCCTGTCGGTCAGAAGAGGTATCAGCTTCCCTGTCTTGGACTGTTTAACATAAGGGTAATCCAGCCGACGCAGTTTCGCAGAGCTGACATCAGGTATTGAGGCGTTGGAGTTGACAGGGCTCAACCCCTGCATGAAACATTTCATCAGCAAAGGGTCCTGACACCAGACTTCTACATTCAGATTCTTTTCCACTTCAGCCTCAATATCCGCAAGGTACTGATTGAAGAGCCATTGGACAGACACAACATCGGGATTAGCACCATGGCAACTGGCATGGAAGCAATAGAAGTAGGAACGATTTGCATACTGTGGGTGAGGATAAAATCTAAGGTCAAGATTTGTGCTGACTTCAGACCTCCCGCCACGACATTGAGGGCATTCGCCGTAGAGGCACCCATCACCCTTAACATAGTCCATTTGCTCAAGGCCCTGGGCCGTATCATGGTACTCATTGACTTTAAGCCAACGAATGAAATCCACCAGAATTTTGGGTTTAGGAGAACCGGGAGCTACGCTGGGGAGTTCCGAATTAACTGGACGATTCTTCGCATCTCTCAGGTATGCTTCCTTTACTTCGGCAATGTTGCTTACATGGAATCCGGGGGTTCCTTGGGTTCCGGGGATAAAGGTTCCCAGATAGAGAAACTGCATCCGTGCCGGGTCCTTGCAGGCCATGTCCAGAACAAACCCCGTTTCCTTAGCTACATAATCAGCCAATTTGTAGTAGACGACATTATGAAGGAAAGCACGCTCATTGGCCAAACGCTTTACATCCAGCTCTTCTCCTTCTTCACCTTCCAGCTGAGGCATCTGATTCAGCTGTTGCAGATTCTGATGAGAGACCTGGAAGAAAATCTTAAGCCCCCGGTTCGGACTTACATAGGCAAACAGAAAGCCGTCAAGGCCCGGGAGTTTGGCGCGAGCCACATCCAGTAATGACTCCGCAGTATGTTCCGGGTTTTCCTTAAGGTCCACGTCAATGCCGAAGACACCTGTATGCCGCCAGGAAGTTCCGTCAACGGAGACAAGCCTGCGGTTAGTGTAGTAACAGGAACCTGCGGAAAAGTCATAGAAACCGGGTTTGCCCAGGAACTGAACAGAGGGCACAACAGCAGGGAGCGAGGGTTTTAGTTCCCCCGGCGTGAGGCCCAGCTTCTTCCATTGCGCTAATATCCGGGTATACAGGGGCGGGAGACAAAGAGATTCTTCATCTACCAGATTCTGCATTGCCTGGAACATTTTCACCTGATAGGAGAACCGGATGAGTTCCGGGTTGGTAATCTTCTCCCCTTTAAAGAGACAAAGCACGTCCCTCAATGGAATGGATATTGAATGGTTGCAACTTCCCGCTGTGGCGAGTTTCGTGCCTTTTGTTTTGAACTGCAACTGGCTAAGACGGAGTGACGTGAATGTAAGTTCCAAATCGTCCTCCGGCGTATTGTTGTTTTGTGTCGTCATGGTTTATCAGTAATAGAAAATTTTGCAGTCGGAATTCAAAACCGCAGGGCGGCCTGACGATGTTTTAAGCCCATACCGGGCTGATACATCTTCGGCATGTTTCAGTACGGTATTCCTGCTGAACTTCGACAAATAAGGATTCCTGAGCAGTTCGGGTATGGCAAGGGATTTGCCGTTCAGCTCATGGATGATGGCCAGAAGCATGGGATAGCACCGTTTCTGTTTGATGTCCAGTAGATTGCACAAAGGAACCTTATTGACAGGAAGAACTTTGTCGGTGTAGATGCCATATTCATTATTAAATTCCCAACGGAGATGTTCGCTATAATGTGCCATTGCATACCCGCCCTTGCTCCACACGTATTGAAAACTGCAATAAGTCGGGAGACGAAGCTCAGCACTTACAGGATAAAAAGCAATAAGAAAAAGCTCCTTGAGGGCCGCGGATTCCGTGGGGTCCGCTTCTCTTCCTTTTATCAGACAGAAGAGCCGATGCAGTCTTTCGAGAGATACATAGAGAGGGGATTCACAAAAGACTTTCAGAATGCAGGCCACAACGGAATCCGTGGATTCCTGGGCTCTCATACTGCGGGTCTGAAAGCATTGCTCTTTTTCGTCCCAAAGGTATTGGGGGTCTATATGCAGGTATTGTCGGTAGTGGCTCAGGTCCAGATTAGATGTTTCGGTCATGGAAGGAGACCTTAGCAGACGAAGTGGAGGAAGTCAAGCGAAAAGTGTCAGGTTTGTATCTGAAACTGACATTCAGAGGGTGAGGACAGCTCTTTGCTGGACTACACCCGGGTAGATGAGAGCTGTGTGTGGATGAGAAGTCATTGAAATAGAAGAAATTACGTTTTGTAGTTGAAGCAGAAAGGAGGTCACAACTATTTTTGTAAGCCACTAATCTCGAACATGTTACATGATGTCGGAGAGTGGATTCCGGGGGTTCCTTGGACTCCGGGGGTTCAAAAATAGTTTTTGGTAAAACTATTCATAACAGGTTGATTTTCAACAGGTTAACTGTCTTTTTTTTTTAAATAGTAAATAGTAATACAGTAAATATATTTTTTTTATTTTTTTTTTTTTTATATATTATAAATTATATATATATACAATTTTTTTCTCTACTACTATTTACTACAAATAAAGGCCCGCATTTAATAATCAGTCACTTACGCGTAGTTTAGACGTAATTTTTGCCTACTATTTCAAAACTATTTTTTCAACTACAAATTGCATAACTGGTTTAGCTTCAATGAGGGAAGGGCCTTCTCGGGCTAGGGCTTGAGTTTGGTGTATGTGCTTCCTCTTTAACTACAAAAACTGAGGGAGCCTCACCCTTTCGGATAGACTCCCTCAGACTCTAATCAGAAACCATGAACGCGATTATGGGCCTGTCCTGACAAGACTCAGAACACATTTTAACCTTTTTCGTCTGATACTCTTTTAAGGAACAGAACCTGAGTGATGTTATCATGACCTTTTTTCTGAGTCAAGTTTTTTGGGTTCCTCCTTGCCTTCTCTTGTCAACTTTCTGTTTGGGTTTCTCCTTTATGTGATGATTTCTGTATTGTGTATGTTTCCATTTGTTCCTGTTCTTGCAATGTTACCCCTATCTAAAACCGCTTTGAAGATGGGAGACGGACAAACTAAGGAGACGAAATAGGAAAGGCGTGGAAAGGTTGGGTAACATTGTAAATTCCTAAATTTTATTTTCACAGAGTTACTCCTAATTAAAACGGCGTGGTTTTTTCTCCCAGAACCACGAACCCGTTTTTCCCAATTAACGCGGTTACGGTAGGGTAACATTGCGGGAAAAGGGATTCTTTATAGAACTCAGGTCGGGAATCAATATCCTTGACAACAAACTCAATGACTGATAAGGTGGTGCCGTTGCCTGTGCAAAACCCCTGTTGAAGCCACTACGCGACGTGGATTCAGAAACCGCTCTGGTTAAGATTCTTTGCATGAGCACCTCCTTTCTATTCGCTTCACTATTCACTATTCGTCACTCTGTCCGGGAGAGGTTTGCCATTACGGGAATCTCTCCCGGATTTTTGTTTCTGCCGCGTGTCGATTTTTCTTGACAACAAAAAACCCCGGAAGCCGTTGCCGCGACCTCCGGGGTATCCAATGGAAGTTTGGTTCTCGAACCCGACACCAGGTCTGCCCGGCCAACAGTTTTACTCGTCATTGTCTGTTGCGGCTACCTGAGTAAAGGGCGGGTCTACAGTTGGGGGAGTGAGCCCCGGCAGACCTCTTCGAGAACCGAAGGCTTTTATAGCAGAAATTTCTCTTCTGTCAAGCATGAAGTGGATGAAAATGAAGCCAGGCCGCGTGTCGATTTTTCTTGACAGACCTCCTGTTTGTAAACGTTGTCGTCAGTCAGAAGGGAGTTTATCGTCACTGTGACGGTAACTTGATTTTATTTCTGAACCTTCGAGTAACTCTAACCCTGAATCCTCTTAACCCTTTGGGTTTCAGCAGGGGTTCGTTGCATTAGAACCCAGTAGAACCAGGTAGAACTGATTAGAACTTTGTATACTTTCATGACTGTTTTTAGTCCGCAGGTTGTTTAAGAACACCTACGTTATCTTCACTGTTTAGTCCTCACCTCTGTTTGTCTCCCGAGCCCGCCGCGTGTCGATTTTTCTTGACAGCCTCTGTGCCCAGAAGGGGTATTTAGCCCCGTGTCTTCCCCGAAAAAATTTGAGTTAATCTTTTACAATGGCCACTTTGCTTCCCCGGAGCCCTGGAAACCGTGGTGGTATTTGGTCTTTTTTGGTTGAAAAATTTTTCAAAAAGTTCCAGATTTTCCCAGAAGTCAGGTTCGAGTAACTCTAACCCGGACGGTCTCCATAATGTCCTTTTGATTCCCTGATTCCGTTGATTTCTTGGTGCCCGTTTCTTCCTAAGTGTATGGGGAACAGTGGGTTCCGCGGGTGCTCTAACATTCAGCCGCCCCTTTTCCCAGTTTGTTTCCTATTGGCACCCTGTTTAGCGTAACCTGTTGATTCTTAAAGCTTTTCCCTTCCATACTTCGCATAATACATATAATGCAAAATTGAGCCGATTAGTTAAGATTTCTTAATTGTTTCGATTTCGAAATAGTCAATGTTCTTTAACTATTTAAGAAAGGAAACAGTTACCCTTTCTTAATTGTTTCGATTTCGAAATAGTCAAATATTTGACCAGTTTGAGGGGGGGGGGCCCTATATATTGTACTCTTATACCCATAGGGGTATAGGTATGGTGTATAAAAGTTGACCCCCGGAACCCCCGGAACCCCCGGAACCCCCGGAACCCCCGGAACCCCCGGAAGCCACGGAATCCCCTGTGCCCACGGAACCCGGAAAATCTTGTATGACACAATCACAACTACCTAAGAATCAACGGATACCGCGGAATCAACGGATACCGCGGAAACCGTGGGTTGACAAGGCCCCCGCCCCTGATATGATGACCCTGTTCCCCGGAATCCGGGGGAAATAAAACAATAGAAATCATTAAAAATGAAGACAGTACATACGAAAGGGCACATTGAAGACCTGCATTTGAATTGGAAGGTTGAACGGGAACGCATTGACAATCAAACGGTTTGGACGTTGACCGTTGAATCATGGGGCCTCGCAGAAGTCCGCGTCAAATCTTATCAGCTGACCCCCGCGGAAATTGATAAAGCGATAGTGTTAATGGCGGCGTATCAAACCCCCGGATACTCAAAAACTTATGAAAATTTCCAACTTATCCGCGCGGGCGCGCGTGATTTAATCGTAGTTACGGATTCCCCCGCCGTCAATGCCGTTGATTGCCTGAAATCCTTGGAAATCAGTGAGTTTCTCGCATGGTGCCCTTTTGGACTAACCCCCTACGCACTGCATGACCCCCGCACCATGCCGGGAAGCGGTAAAATCTACCGGGTTTTTCAGGGCATTCTTTAATTCACCGGGGCCGCCGAAACGGGCGGCCCATTCTTTTCTTCCTGATTCCTACTATTTAGGTAGGAATTTTCTTTTCTCCCCCCCCTGTCATTTTCTCGCTTCATATCGTAAGCGGGAAGGTATGGGGCGGGAACGGCAATCAGCTTTTGACCTCCATATGTTAGACTACCTAAAGAGCTCTAAATAAAGGGGTTATAGCTTTGTCATACAAAATAAAAAAAATAGTTGACGTGCTGAAAAAATGCGATAAAGTGAAGTCATGCGAACGGGGAAAGGTTCCCCCGCCGCTATATAAAAAATAACAAATCAGAAAAAATGAAGAGATACCAATACAACGCCGGAACGGAAAATATTGACGAGTGGCTGACCGCCGCCGAAAAACTGCGTAGCCTCATTGATGAAGGCACGCGCGGCGCGGTAGATATCCAGTCTCGTGACTGGTACGCACGTAAAAAAGCTCAATGCCACCTTATCGGCACCCCCGCCGAGCCCGTGGCAGTGTACGCAGTCACGGAAGAGTTAGAGCTAGTTACGCTTATCAAGAGTCCAAAAAGCATTGTACTCGGTGGCTGGCTAGTCTGTGACGCGGTAGCGCACGGCGCGGCGTGGCTGATGTGCTTGGATACTGAAAAACTCAATGACCTCTACGTTAGGGCGGGTTTTCGCCGCGTTGCTGATAGGCCCTGGGACGAGTCACTTGCCCCTGAACGGTGGAACTACGCACGGCACGGGCGGCCCTATTTGAGCTTTTATGTACACATCAACTATTTAAGTAAGAGTGCATTAGATACTTATCAGGGCGGGCGGTTCATGAGTCCGTCTTATGAGGACGCGGAAGCGCGCGTGAAGAGGTTGATTGAATAGTTCAACTCTTCACTGGGGCCGCCCGTTTCGGCGGCCCATTCTTTTCTTCCTAATTCCTACTATTTAGGTAGGAATTTTCTTTTCTCCCCCTGTCATTTTCTCGCTTCATATCGTAAGCGGGAAGGTATGGGGCGGGAACGGCAATCAGCTTTTGACCTCCATATGTTAGACTACCTAAAGAGCTCTAAATAAAGGGGTTATAGCTTTGTCATACAAAATAAAAAAAATAGTTGACGTGCTGAAAAAATGCGATAAAGTGAAGTCATGCGAACGGGGAAAGGTTCCCCCGCCGCTATATAAAAAATAACAAATCAGAAAAATAAGTTATGGACAAGCAAGCAAAAATTGTTGTTGTATTTTGGAGTTATCTCAATAGCGAGGGTGCGGACGGGCGCAATGCTAAAAAGCGTGCACAAAGGGCCCTAACCCGTGAATTTATTTGCTGGCCGCGGGGCACTGCGTGGCTAGTCTATATCCCCTCCCGTTCTTCCGTGGAGTACATGGAGGCCATGCTTGGCAAGGCTCTCGGTTCCCCTCTCTATGTAGTGGAAGTGGTAGCGGATAATGACAATCATTTTGTATATGGGGCCTCATCCGTGAATTTCAATGACTTACGAAAGAAGTTCGGGGGGTTTGTGTATGAAGGTAAAGTATTTTGTGCTTCTGAGCACATGCACCCTTCTGACAGGGTATTTGACGGTTGCATTTTAGACGCAAAAGACGGGGATGAATACATAGATGAATGGTGTGCTCTTGGATTTGATATTAAAGGAAATCGAGTTGTACTTTATATGACGTTCCAACAAGTGAAAGGTCAGGAGGTAGAGCCGGAAAATCTGAATTGGAGTAAATACCTTTCCCGCGTGGACTATCTGTAAATTGTTAGATTTTGTAAGTTGCTCTATATAAATAAGTTGTGATTTTGTCATACTCTTTGAAAAATAATTTGACAAGGCAGTAAAATTTGATAGTTTGAAAATATCCTATATAGGAAAGAGATAACAAATTGAATAGAAAAGACCTAATTATGAGAAAATATATTGAAAAGCTAGTGCCGGATTATTTAGCATGCGTTAAAATTACGGGCAAGTCTCCCTTGCGTAGTGAAGGCCCTGTTTTATATCTTCACGGTACCGCAATAGGAGTAATTCATTCTTTGTCTTCTCGGTTGTATTTAACTTATAAACGTTTTTCCCGTACTTCAACTAGTCCACAAGCTGAAATAGCCTACTTTGCAAAACGTGCGGGGTTTTTGAAGACAAGATACCGGACAACTGGGAGCCAAAAGAAGTGACTAATCAGAAGTGACTAATAAATTAAAGCTATTTATAAAATTATGGAAGTTACAGATTTAAAATGCCCTTTTTGTGGCGGGTTTTTAGAAGTAATGGATTATGAGCCGGAACCCGGTCTTGGCATGTATTATGAAGCGGGTTGTTATGTTTGCCACTGGCAAACCGCTAGTCAAGTGTGGGATGACGGTGAAGAACTTTATGCGGCGGCTTCTGATTTGTTGGAAATTTTTTCCGGTAAAACTTCAAAGACAGTTGCGGATAATATAAAGGAGGAATTAAAGAAATTATCGCAGGTTTTATTGGTTCGTAAGTTGTCGGAATTTAGGTTGGAAGTAGTTTTTCCGATAGAATCACGCTACACCCGTAGGGAATGGCAACTTTCAGCGGTAAATAAGATATTTAAAAATCATAAACAGAATTATATTCTATCAGAAAGGGAGGAATGGTTGAGGGAAAGCAATCCTATAAAAGTAAGAGTAATTTCTTTGCGTCTTATTAAGTAAATCAATAAATATAATATAGATATGATATACAATCAAAAAAAAGTATTGGAAGAGTTGGAAGCTATGTGCCCGCGTAGCACATGGGGGAAAGGTGTGACTTTATACGCTAAAGAGTTAGCGGAAAATATTGAAGACGGCAAAGTTATAGAATTAAACTGCCTAAAAAGATATTTGTTAAATGGTGCGGATAGTTGGAAGCATTATTCTTTTAGTGGGTGCTCTTTAATTTATGATACAGATATAGCTAACCGTTTGTGTACTCTTTCGGAACTTAAGAAAACTAAAGGCGGCATCAAACCTCCGAACAGAAATGAATCTTGGCTAAACGTTCAAGCTAGGGCTTTGCGTCAGGCTTCTTTTTTAATTCAGATAATTTTGAGTAATAAAAATATTTAGAAGAATATAACCTTAAAAATCACTAGAAAATAAAATATGAATATGATTGACAAATTACACGCTCTTGTTTATGAATCTAAAACGGGGCAATTTTATATGATTGTAGTTGACCAGCAGGGCAACGTTAAATTTGCCGCCCCGGTATCCATGGAATCTATTTCTTTCCGGCTCAATAATTTGCAGGAGGTTGAAAACTGGGAAATGCCTCTAGATATTATAAATTCCCGTAAATGGTGGAATGAAATAGCTTCAAGACGGGGAACCAGATTAGTATATTGTCGCCGCCCTTTATGGGAAAACATGAGCAACATTGCACGGCGGGCCTTTGCAGGAGTTTCCCCTTCTTTTGAAGACTTGTCGGCTTCCTATGTGGGAAAAAATGCCATTGTCATGACAGGTTCAATTAAGAATAAAGAGCTTCGGCGTTGTATTAGGGCACATCTTCAATCCAACTTTGGAGCGGTAAATCTGGGTACTACTCTTTTCCCTCAACTTGTCAAGTTCAAGAAACCGGACGATTTTATTCATCTTCTTTCTACAATCCGTGAAATTAAGGGAGACTGTCAGGACTTTTGCCGAGTGGTAATTATAGGTTGTGAAGTTGTTTCAGTATAAAAGTTCCCCGTTTTTGTCATACAATCTAAAAAATAATTTGACAAGGTAGCAAAATCTGCTAAGTTGAAGACAACCCACAAGGGATAAATAACAAAAAACTAATAGAAAGAAATATACTTATGAGAGAAAATAATATGGCTATTATAGCAGATAATATATGGAAAGCGGCACATGAGCAAAACTTGCACCCACTTATACGTAGCATTGAGGGTAAAAGTTTCCGCTCTTGCAATGTCTGCATTTTAAATATTTTCACATCAGTGGTAGATGTAATTTTGCCCGTAGTCCGGGAAGCCGTAGCCTCATATGATGCTAATATTGTAGTTGGTGACATTGGCATTTCTGTTATTTTTGATTAAATATTAACTATGTACAAAATGACCCTTAATCAACTTGCTCGGAAAGTCAAACAGGTAGAACCTTATGTTCTGCAATTGTCACAAGATGCGGATTCTGAATTGATAGAGCTTGCGAAATTTGCATCAGAATTTGATTCTGCGATTTTGGTATTGGCTAAACAGAAGGGAGTGCTTCAAAATGCACATTATAAAAGGATGAGGACGGAGGAATATCTTCACAACAAAGATAAGTGGGTAGTTTCTCGTGTGCACCTGTCTGACCCCCTTTGCCTGATACTGGAAGATGCAGGAATGAATCCCGCCTGAATATAAACTAATTATAATATATATATATGAACAAAGAAAAAATGTTGAACTTAGGGCGCATTTTTACCGGAAACGGGGATGCGGTAACTTGTTTAAATTGTGAATGGAGGGGGTTAGTGCCTGTTACTGCTGAAACATGCCCGTGTTGTGGGATGTCTGGTAGTTTAATCTTTACCGAAGACGAAGAAGCTTTACATATTCAATGGGGTGAAGTTTTCGTGCCAGATAAAGAAGACTATTTAGAAGAAATGGAAATTCATTCCCCTGTTGAATAAAAATATTAACATAGAAGAAATAATAAACAATAGAAAAAGAATAAATATGAATATGAAATACGCTAAGAATACCGAAGTAGTAAATTATATTGCTAAAAGTGAAGCCGCTCGTTCCAAAGTCAGGGAAGAAATATGGTGCATGTTTAACGAAGAGCCTGTTGACGGGTTTAGAGCTCAAGAATGGGCTGAATTAGGGAGTTGTTTGAGAAATTTTTGGAATGATATAATTTACTCAAGACAAAACTTGCTAGTTTATTATTATTGTGCCGTTACATCCGTAGATTTTATTCAGCGAGTTATTGCTAATCTTCCTTTTTTTGAAGGGAAAGTGTACAATGTTAAGCTGGACAAAATGATTAAAGTTTGTTTGGAGGAAGCTTTAAAACAGGCGCAACAACATGAAGTATTAGCCAAGCTTAAAGGTTACGTAGAATTTAGCGAGTATAATAGGCAGTATTTGCGCTTTTTTGGAATAGCTTCTTCTTCCTTGAACGAGTCCATTTCTTTTTCGTTAGACTTTAAAGAGCTTGTGGATTCTGAAAGCCGCCGTATTGTCAAGGGAGAGGCTATGCAATCTATAATCCTTGAGCTTAAAAAAGATGTTGAGTATCTGGAATCTAAAATTGAGGAAACGCTTAAATCCCTGCATAATTTACAAAAGGAAAGCCTTTTAAGAAAGATTGTGCAGTCGGCAATTAAAATCAAGCGGGAAATGATTAAACAGGATTCCCTTCTTCAAGATATTTTTTCACCTCATGCCTATCACTATAAAAGAGATAGTTATTACACCGCTATTCCTAAGTACAACCGTTAATTCATTAACATTCAACAGTTGTTTAAGTATGAAAAATATAACTACAGTAAAACTTATAAAAAGCTTCAAGGATAACGCCCTTTCCCTCATTTATTTTTGCGGGGATTTGGATTGCCTCCAACCTGTGAAGTATCTGGACAATCCTTACCCGGGTGATGTCCGGGAAGCTTTCCTGTTCAATACATCAAGTTGTGGAGACTGTAAAGGGGAGTATGACGAGAAGGAGGCACAAATACGCAGAAGAAATGGTGTAGCATTGGCAACCTCCTGCTTCATGCCCATTTATGGCATTCATATCAGTATGGGAAAAACTTTAGCTAGTTCTCTCTATACACACCTGTTTTCTTTTCTCAATGTTGATAATCATAAGAATGTTGATAATCATATGTGGCAGGTAGAAACGGCGTGTGCATATGTGTTGGACCGTTTTCTGTATAAGCTTAATTCTAACGAGATACTGGGTTGTCGTGATGCGGTTGAAAGCATGCTTCGAGATGTCAAACGCACTCAAAATTATCTAATCAATCGCTGGATTGCATTAAAAATTTCCCGGCTTTTTATGCTCGTTCTGCGCCATAAGGTCAAGGATTTGGCAGGAAATTTCTTTACCCCTTATTTGGTTGAGCATTTCTTTCATTCTGAACTTGCTACTTTTGATGCTCTCCGGGACAGATACCCCTTGCATAATATTAAAACTTTTGTAGATGTGAATGAGCTGGCTCTTATTATTAACGTTTGTAAGACAGGAGACCCGCTATTTGCGGAAGTTGTTGAACGTATTTCTTTCCCCGCAGATATTTTTTATACTTGCCGAGGTACCTTTAGTTTCCGAACGGATGACATAGGGCGGGAGGTTTTGGTGCAAAATCTGAAAGAACAGGAATGCCACATTAAGAATGAGCTTGACAAGGTGGAAGTAGCTTTGACCAGTGCTAAGAGTGAAAGGTACTTGCAAGGTCTATTGAAAGAATGGTTAGATGCCCATGAGCATTATCAGGGAGTAAATCAACGTCTTGAAGTCCTGCTTACTGACAGGTCAAAGTATCTCATTACTAACGGCACTTGCTCTTTATACCCTGCGATTGATACTTCCCTTATTAACCCGCCCTCTTTTATTTGATATAACGATACTTATTCTAAACTAAAGCATTATTTAAATACCTATATAACGCATGAAAGCTTTTCGAGTAAACACTAATTGCAGAACCCGTGAAGAACTTTCCCGTACTGAATGGGTTAGGTTGGTTACTTATGTAAACATGATTCAACCTTCCTTCCTGTCCTTACACGCGGAAGAAGATTCTGTACGGATTGAAAATTCGAAGGTTTGGAACGGGGAAGGTTCGGCGTTCGTGAAACCGTATAGAAGACCATACGCCGTTGAATTGCAACGCATTTCCCTTACCTCATATGTCACCCGTCTTTATAGGTTGAAGTGGAACGGGCAGGCTCTGGCTCTTTTGGATGTGGCCTCCTTGTCCTTTAAAGATGCAACTGAATGGGCTAATATTTTTTTAGCCGTAATCAACCAGAACTGGAATGACGTGGGACTTAAGGTTGCGGATGAACTGGGTGCGGTGGATTTTATGGTTGACCAGAGTTTATCTTACATGAAGTTTCGGTTGTTGAACTGTGATAAACCTGGAACGTTGAAACAGAAATCTATTAAAGCACGCCGTCTAGTTGAAAAAATGTTCCTCCCCTGTATGGTGAAGTTCAGCACAGTTGTTGCTAAGAAGGAGAACTCGGATGTAACCGAAATTAAAGTAGTGTTCCGTTAAACGTAGAGCCTTACATTACGCTATGAATTCTTTTGATACTACTATGTTGGAGACTCGTGCCAGATATTTGAAGCACATAAGAATGGCTGATAAATACCATTTTTGGTGGAGCCTTTTTGACAGGTTTTCTTTTGCTGTGAGCTTAGTGGGTTTTATTTCCAGTAGTACCATTCTTCTTATAAGTATTTTATATGGACCTTTCGTACCATTCTCCGTGTGGACGTTTTTGGTGTTGTTCTGGTTTGTTCCCCAGTTTTTAATGGAGGTTGCCATTCATATGTGCCGAAAGCGCATGTATAAACACCAGAACTTGGCATGTTTAAACGCTCGCATACTGGAAGATTATGGTATATCTCCTGCGGTCTATTGATTAGAATCTTTATATAACTTTAACCCCTGACACTAGAATGAAATCTATCGCACTGGCACAACAACTATGGCTTCTTACTGACTATGTAAAGAAGAATCCTGATATTTATGGAGAAAAGATACCCTCTGACCCTCTGTTTATAGTAGATACGCTAACTCTACTTACTATCCCATGGAACCCATGGACTCCGGCTATCCTTGAGCTGGAAAGCTACGGGTTCGGTCCGGCTTCTTTTGATAAATCCAAAATCACATTGCCTGTGATTTATCATAATGACCACAAGAACAGAAGCGTCATGGTGATGCGGCTGGAAACCCCCGTTGTAAAGCGCGGGAAGGAACATAAATACGCCACTCTGTATTATACTCCCCGCCGTCCGGGAATCAATGCGGTCAGATACTCCACAAGCCTTTATGCCGCTCTCTTTAAGGCGCGTCCCGCTTTGACCCAGGAAGTTAAATATCGCCCGGCCTTTCTGGAACCGGAGGGGGTAGTGCTTGTGGATTTTGCCGAAGAAGCTTTGGCTATCAGGCTAAATGACGTGACGGAAGAAGAAATAGAAAGCCTTGCTCTGGGTGGTTCCCTACAGGATAACCTCCGTGCCTAGCTGGAAGCCCCCTACTCTTCCCTGTTCAATTATAATGTTTTCATGATTGACATTTTATTCTTCATTGGTACAGTATTGCTCCTTTGTTGGTGTGGGATGATATTCTATATCATAGGGGATGCTTTCCTACAGTATATAATACTTAACCGTAAATATAAAAGAAAATGAGTATAAATCTTAGATTACTTATAGACCAGATAAACCCTCTGGAAGTTGGAGACCTTGTTCTTTACAAGGGAATAAATCCCGGAATCCTTTTGAAAAAAGACCATAACTATCTGGTTAAGCCCTTAACAAATCCGGTTTCTTCTTTAATTATGGCTCAGCCATATGACCTCACCCGGATGCTTTACCTTCCGTTACGCTATTTGGAAGTAGGAGATGTAGTTCGATACCTTCTGTATGCTCATCAAACATCTAGATGCAGGGATTATGTGGTGGTTAGGTTCTCCAATGGCAGGAAACCTGGGTTTGTTTGCAAGAACATTGAAACGGGTGAAGAACAGATTTTCAGCCGGGATTCTTTAGTCCTCCTTTCTCTGGTTGAAAACCAGATGAAAATTACAGTGAAGGAGGCAGAGGTTCACAAAGGAGCCTCACATGACGCTGTATTTGTCGTTCCGAATTTTATTGATTAAGAAGTATGACTGATATTAAAAAAGAAATTGTCCTTGACGCTGTTACAGAGGCGGTGGCCCAGGAGATGAAAGAGCCGGAATTCATTAAGCTTAAGGCAGAACTGGAACTGGCTTGGGAATCCATCCCTGATTTCGGCTTGGCTAAAAATGCTTCTGCGGAAGAGGTGGCTGAAAAAGCCGTGGCGATTGGGGAACATGCCGCTTCCCTGTTCCCCGGAGTCGTGCCTCCCCCGGTTCAAGGGATTAAATTTATGCTGGAAAAGGCGGTGGAATATGTCACTCAACTCCGGGATTATGTCATGTTCACTCAGGAAATTGAGAATGAAGGAAAAGCGTGTGCCATGTACACAGATACAAATACGATAGTCCGTGCTATTGTTCTTGTTATGGCTGTTCATATGCTTGTCTCCTATCATTCCAAGGAATCCAAGGAATCCAAGGAATCCAAGGAACCCTTTAATACCTTCAGGTATTTTACAGTCCTGGCCAGTGTCGTAAGCCAGAAAGTGTTGAAGCTTTCTGAATACTCCTATATCAGCAAGGAAGTTTTGCAACAACGTGTAGAAGATGCCAAGTCAAAAATCATCCTCAACTGATTCCCTCGTATGTCCTATATGTGGGGCCCCCTATCAGGTTACTGATGGTTCTGACCCACAAATAGTATGCGCTACCTGCGGGTATGTTCTCCTGTTTTTCTACGAGCTGGAAAGGATGCGCCCTTACCTTAAACCTCTGCCGGACAATGTGCGCTTTCAGGTTAAGAACAATCGGAAAAGAATTAAAAAACAACTCAAACTTAAACGAAGAAGACACCGAAAATATATGAAGCACTTAACTCATAAAATCAGTATGTTGGTTTTGGCTATCCTGTTGGGCCTGGTTGCTGTTATATGTTTTACTTCCTGTGAACCCGCGGGTTCCCCGGCTTTCGTGGATGCCGAATATGAATGGTGTGCTGTAATGGTAGGCAGTAAAGGCGTGGGGACATTTAAAGGTCTCAAAGTATCGGACCTTGATGTCGCCTCGGGTGGGGATGGAACCTCGGTTTCCGTGGTGACAAGGGATAAAGAGGGCAAGGTGGAAAAGCATTACCACTGGCAAGGCCATAATGTGTCCGTGATAACTCAATGGTAAGTATGAAGGAGGATTTAATTCGACACTATCTTAAAAAGAATATCCCATTGTGGTATAAGAGGGCTCAGAAGAAGGGGATTGACCTGACTATGGACAATTATATTGGGATTGCAGTTGGTAGACTTGGTGCCCAGGCTATTGATTCTATAGTGCGGGAAGAAGTCCAATGGGCAGTAGAGAGGATGGACATCCCACGTCCCGGCATTGTTTTAAGAAGACCTCAAAACTTGGATTAACATAAAATCTTAATTTATAATACCATTAAATGAGGAAGAGATTTTTAATTCAGAAGCATGAAAAATTAGTACGAAGTTTTCTCAAAGAGTATATCCCCGTTTTTTATAAGGCGGCTAAGAAGAAAGGTATCCCTATGTCTATAGACAGATATGTTGGTTGTTTCTATGCTAACCTGATATTTGAACCTTCTTCTCAGTTAGAGCAAATTATAAAAGAGGAAATACAAATTGCGGTAACTTCTGGTATTATCCCTCAGCCAAACGAAACCTCAAGCTTGAATTAACATAAAAACTTAATTTACAATACCACTAAATGAAAAAGATTCCTGACAAATATATTAGAAAACCCTTTACACTTACTCTGATAAGAAGGAAAAGAAACGTAGCTCTTTATGTACAGACTTGCCCCGAATGGGTACGTAAGAATTATGAAGTTGTTCTTGTCCGAACCCGGTTGAAAGACAATGACTTCACAGGAGTTAAAGCAGGGGACGAATATTTGCCCAGTCCTGAAGAATGGGGGAGTTATGGGTGGACTTACACTAACATTGTGGAAGCTGAGGAAAGATTTAAAGAACTCTTAAACAGAACAGACAACAATGAACATTGAATGGATTGAACAGCAGGTGCGTCTTCCTCTTAGTCAGGAGACAGTTTCTGAGGCAGTAGCTATGGCAGAAAAAGCAGGGCGCACTTGTTATAAAAGTGAGACTAAAGGAAGCCCTCATGATTTCTTGTCTAAAATTCTCCACCGGGGACATGAAAGTGTGCTGGAACATATTACAATCTCCGCAGTTCTGACTACAGATAGAAGTGTGACCCATCAGTTGGTACGTCACCGCCACTGCGCTTTCTCCATGGAGTCCCAGCGGTATGTGAACTATAATAAGAAAGGAACTATTCAACTGGTTAAGCCTCAGTTCTTTGGAGACCGTTCCTTGTCTTTTTCGCCTATCATGTTGTTCAAGGGTAGGTGTCAGACAATGGTGGATTCTTATGAGAACCTTATTAAAGAAGGATTGCCGCCTGAAGAAGCCCGCGGTCTTCTCCCTAACTGTACTGCTACAACCATTGCCGTGACTACCAACCTCCGGGAGTGGAGACATATCTTCCGTATGCGTTTGGACAGTTCTGCTCAGCCTCAAATTCGAAGTCTTTTCCATACTCTTCGAAAAGGTATGGAAGATAAATATGGTTTAGCCTGGGCTTTTAAGGATACCCCCGACTGTGGTTCTCGAATTTATATTCCTGCTATTCTACAAGATGTCTCTTCGATATTATTACGGTGAAGGTTTATATAAGACTTTTCCAGATACTCCAAGATACCGTGCTTTAATCCGGTACAGGTATTTACGAAACGCACGTAAGGCAAGAGAAGCATTTTTAGAGAACCTAAAAAGCTATCTGCCTGCACATGAAAGGTGGAAAGACACAAAGCTTTCGGAGAAAAAATCTTTAGGTGCAAGGGAGTTGGATTATGGAGGCTTCCTTGCTTGTGATTTTATAAACGTGTATGCTAAAAATAGGAAAGCAGAAAGTCTTTTATGGAAAAAAAACCAGAATCGTTATTATGTTGTAGGGGGGCCTGCGAAATATCAATTGTTTTCTTATGTAGCGGTTGCTCAGGTAGGCAGTTCTTCTGAGGCTAAAAAAATAGCTGAAAAAGTTCTTAAGTTTTTGGTTCGAGTCAGTTATAATTGGTCCACCACTCGCGGCCCGCGGGCCTTACCCCCAGCCGAAGTTTATTTAAAAGCAGACTATCTTGTACAAAAATATAGACAACGTTTAATTTATCAATCACTTACACAAAATGCAAGAACACGAAGTAATAAATACCGTAGTGTCTAGTAGAGTGAAGACCAGGGCGTTTGCAGATTTACCGGAGAAAGATAATACATCAAACGATGTGGTTAATCATCCTTCTCATTATACTTCTCATCCCAGCGGTATTGAAGCTATCGAGATTACAGGCAAACTTCCTTTTGCTTTGGGAAATGCCGTAAAGTATTTGATGCGTTCCCGGTATAAAAAGAAGCGTGTTGAAGACCTTAAGAAAGCTCGGTGGTATTTAGAGTATCACTCTAAGAACTGGGCTAAGGTGTTTGAAACTTATGAGCTTCATCTTATTCTGAAACAATTTCAACGCACGGTGATGGCTAAAAGCTATAAAGACTGTGCGGAAGATAGAATACTGGTTCGTCTTTTTAATATCTGGACCCATGATAGATTAGCGGACGTTAATCCGGCTTCTGAATTGCAGGCTTGTATTGGGATGATTACGCAACTTGTTGCCACTCTTGAATCTAAATAACCTCTAGCCTTATACTTGCGTTGCCAGGAAAGACCAACAAATTTAAAAAAGTAATACAATGAAAACTTCTTTTGAAATCGAAGAGCTCAAAAATATTCCTTTGCACAAAGGAAGTACAGCATATATCAAATCATCTCAGGCTGGATGGCCTGTCATTCTGGGGGTAGAAGTAGATTATATCTCCTACAATTTAGGAAATAAAAAGGTTGAAGTGCACTTTATCAATCATCATTTTCGAACTCAAGATACAGGTATCTTTAATAAAGATATATTCCTCACTGCGGAAGACGCAATTCGTTTAGCTATTTATGAGTACGAAATAACAGTATCGGAATTGAAAAGTAAATGGGAAGAGGCCGAATCCCATCTTGCTAAACTCAAGAAAGATTATACGGATAAAAACTATATCGTAAAATAAAGGTTGACACTTTAAATAATAACATGATATAAAAATCCCGCAACGATAGTCTTTTTATTTGGACTATAGTGTTTGGGTTCTTAGCATCAAGCCCAGCAGGGATTTCCCTGCTGGGCTTGTGTGTTTATTATTGTCAAGGCTTTTTCTTCCAACAGTCAGAGTCTATATCAAAGTGGGCTTTTACGGTCAGGTCACAGCCACACAAGGTGCAGTATAAGGGAGGCTCCCCGTTGGCAAGGTCCACAAGATTTTGTGTTTTCTCTTTTAAGAATTTTCTCCCCGCGCCTTCGGCTCCGCATGTTGCACATCCTTCTTTGTCCAAGCCGGGCGGTGGTGTTGAGGTTGCCCGTGGGCATTGTTTGCAAATAGCATAGCGTCGTTGGGCCTCTTCACTGCTTACAAATCGGTGCCCTTGCCTATACCATAACACCATGGTGGCGAAGAAAGCCAGGACTTTTCGTGCGGACATGGGCTCATATTCTCGCCATTCAATCCCCTTATCTCCACAAGTCATGCAATATTCTAAAGGCAGAGTGGAGCACAAGGCTTCTTCAAACTGTTCATTACGAAAAGGTTCTCCGTTATTTATGAACAGCCGGGTTACATTCTTTCGAAGTTGTTCAAGTGTGGGGCCTTCGATTTTAATACCTTTCAACCGAACACTCATGGATTCAGGGACAATAAATTTCCATCCCCCAGGCGGGGTTGCTTTGACATGGTTAGGTATGATACGAAAAGAAGGCATGGGGAAGTGTACTCCCCATGCCCCCTATACGTCAAGGTTTTAATATTGTTTACTGTTGAAGAGCTCCTTCGATTTCTTTTTGGCTTAGAGCTCTGTCATTGACATCAATGGAACCCTTCTTCACGAACTGAAGAATGAGTTCAATTTGTTTTTCGATGGCCTTTCGTCCAGAGTCGGTAAGGTTTGACTTTTCTTTTTCAAGGTTCAGGCGGTTGATGGCCTCCTTAGCGGATTCCTTACTGATTATTCCCGGAATTACCCCTGACAAAGCCGCGTTGAATTGTTTGGCACTTACACCTGACTTCTCTAAAACTACTTTCAGAGAAGTATCCGGGGTTTGTTTTGAGGGGCTTTTGCTTAGAGCATAGACAAATCGGCAAGCGTTTACCATGTCAACATAGCGGCTGATGATTGCTTCCTGTTCTTCTGCCAGAATAGAATCTACGTTGGCATTGTTATCTATTCTTGAATAGAAGTTGGGCTTAAGAATAGACATGCGTTTGGTTTCATTGAGCGCACGTTGTGCGTTCTTTAAACCACGGGACCAGGCATCCGATAAATCCATTGGCCTTCGTAAGCCTGTGCCCATTGTTTGAGCAAGGTAAGCTCTGTCACTTATGTCCGGTGAGTTGCTACCGAATTGTCTAACTGATTTAATTATCCAGTTGTAGAACGGCAGGTTATCATTTACTTTTTTGGCCATGCGCTCTGCGAATGTCCAGGTGTGTTCCCCTCCCATTTGAGGGGCGAATCCTGCGGCAATAGCCACAGCGTTAAGAATCCCTTCAAGGGGTTTAATATTTTCATCTCCTACAGTGGCATATTGGTAAGGATAGTTTTCTTCGTCAGCCAATGCAACCAGAGTAGACCCCAGCATGGAAGGAGCGAGAACGGTAGTCTTTAACAAGTTAAGCAGTTCTTCCTTGGGGTTGGAAGACCATCGGTCCTCATCATAATCTACTGCCAGTCTCCATAACGTGCTAAAGGATTTAACTATGTTCTTAAAGGGGTTTACATAGTCCAAATTAAAATACGAGAAGGTATTCTTGTCTCGGTCTATCACGGCTAACAGGTCTCCAAATTTATCATAGGTAGGAAACAGTCCTGACTCAGCCATTTTGCGAAGCACTGTTTCATTATCTATCACTTGAATATTGTCTTTGTCATCTTCGAGTAAATTATGAAGGACCGTAATCCAGAGCCAACGCGACATTGCAGGCACAGCCAGTAAGGCCGCCGCGGAACCCAGGAATCTCCCGGTGCCGCGGGATATAAGGTACGCCCCTTCTTTTTTCTTGCCGTGGTTGATTGCCCATACCCCGTCATTTATTTCCCCCATTCCATATCCGACATTGTACATAGTGGACTGGAAGGTATGATACTGGAACATGAAGTAAGGAGCCATCCATTCCCCCATCGTCTTAACCCAGGAGGGAGTGCGGGTTGCAGTGGGGAGCAGGGTCTTTACTTTGGAGGCCGCGTGCCTGTCCACATAAGCTGACCACGCCTGTTTCCCATCCGCGAATGCACGAAGAAGAGCCTGCTGTCTGGCGTTAGGTTCGTCACTGGCTTTCGCTCGTTCCAGCTGGATACCTAACTGCACGCGGCTCAGCTCCTGCTGGTTTCTAAACAGGGCAATTTTAGCCGCGGCATCCGGCATGCCATAAGCCAGTTTCATCCAGTCAATAGGAGCCCCTGCTGTCTTAACTGCTTTCTTGGCTGTGGCCTTTGCTTTTTCCTTAAGGGATTCCTCTGTACGTTTGTTCTCTAGGGATTCCACGAAGTTGTAGAAAGAATTCTCGAAGTCCCCGGATTCCAGTTCCTGCTGAACCTTGGCGTACTCTTCCAGTTTCCAAACATTCCGAAGGAACTCCATTTGCCCAGCATCAAGCAAGCCGATTTCCTGCCAGTATTGCAGTTTTTTGTTATAGTTTTCTTCGGCTTGAAGAAGCTTTTGAGCAGACGCTTCTGCTCCAATGCCTCCTTCCTGAGCTTTCCTGTACAGCAGTCGCATTTGGCCCCACTCTTTCACCAGGGAGCTAATCTCTTTAATGCCCTTAATGGGGATGGCACCTGCATGAAGCAACTGCGCCGCCGTGCCATACATGTTTCGGAAAGTGGAGCCAGGGTTGGCAATAAGAGTAGCCATGTTGACATAGTTTGATGCCCTCTGGAACGCGTTTCTTCTGCCCAGGTGTTTCCAGTAGTCCTGTACTTTCTTATAGGCATCATCATTAGACTCCATGATTTCATCCGCTGGCCTGTAGATTTTATAAATAGACTGGACCACTTCCGGCGCGGCATATAATCCGTTCAGAGCATTCCGTTGGTTTTTCAGTTTGATTTCTTCCATCCAGGGATTGCGGTCGATGCTGTCTTCAGGCACTACTATCCCCTGGTCTTTCAGCAGAGTTGCGTACTCATTTGAAAGAGCCTGGTTCACTGCCAGTTTGGATTGAAGGGAGACCGTGTTTTGCAATACGCCAATAGCTTCACCAATGGTAGTATCACTGAGTTCGTGCATGGCTTTACGTTTCCACTCCGGCTCACGTTTCCGTTGGGCAAGTACATCCTCCCGGCTACGCCTTTTAGACAGGACTTCATCAATAGCTTTTTTAGCCCGGTCCATAGCCAGGTTTGCCAGTTTGGGGTACTCCAACACTTGAAGGTCCTGGGCATTGATGACGTTGCCCAATCCATTGATGTTCATCTGGATTTCAGCCTGCCCCCGGAGAAGGTCCACAACATTATCCAGTTTTTCTTCAATGCTTAAATGGGGTTCATTCCATATTTGCTTGACGGCATTGACTGAAACCGGAGGAAGGACCTGATGGATTCTTTGAGCCATGGCATCCCCGGAATCAAAGGTGCCCAGTTTGTCCTGGATAGTTTCCCCAGGGACTTCAGGAAGAAGGCTGGCAAGATAGCGGTCTTGAGCCTCTGTGCGAAGCCTTTGTTTGACCTTAGCCACACGCCTTGAAGTATACCTGTCGCTCTGTTCTATCATGGACATGGCTTTATCGTAGATGTCCGACATGTTATCTCCGTCCTTAAGGTCAGCGGCAAGCTGGATTTCGCCATAGTTTTCATGAATGAAATCCAGAATGTTCTCACTGTGCATACTCTTTTCAACCCCGTTAAACAGAAGCCTGTTGTTGGAATTGCTTCTGGCCACAGGCACAACCAGCTCAAGCCCCAGCTCATCATGAAGAGTTGCAAGTGCCTGCATGTTGTCAATGACTCCGCTTACGGCTTCGGCCAGATTCCGCTGGTGAGTTTCGGCGTGGATGGTTGCCGCTTCGTTAAGGAGTTGAGTGAGACCTTTATATTCTTTGGCCACATAACTGAACGGGTTGTTGATAATATCCCGCATAGCCTTCGTATAGTCTCGCCCAAATTTCCCGACTGCAAAGTAGGTGCGGTGCAGGTAGTCCATGCGCTGGGCATTGTCAGCCATTTTACTGTCCCCTGTGATTTGGGCAATAACTTTTTGAGTGACTGCGATTTCCTTGCGTGCATCGACAATAGCGTTGTACACAAGCTTTCCAATGACTCCCTGGGATTGCAGGTATTTTTCTGCTTCCTCTCTGCGTTTCATGAATTCAGCCTGCTTCTTCCTTCGGGCTTCCAACAGGGCGGCATCCCGTTTCTTCCATACGATACCGGGTTCTACTACAGTTCCATCCGCTTTAACACCCGAATGGCGCGTGGCCTGTGCGTATTCCGCGTTGGCTTCTTTAATCCATTCCCGCGCTTGAGCCTTTGCTTCCTTAATGTTTTGAAGCATGTTGGCAATCTTGATATTTTTAGACAGCTCCTTTCGCAGATAATCGGCACGCAGGGTTTCCCATCCTTCCTGCAATTCATCCAGAGTGAAGGGGGATTCTACGCCGTTTATCTGATTCAGGATGTAACTCCGGGTGTCTTGGGCCAGGGCATAGTACCGGGAAGCGAGAGCTTCATTCTCCAACTTCTGGACCAAGTTACCCAAGGAACCCATGGATTCCGTGAGCCTTTGGTCCATATCGGGAGCCATTGCTTCCGCGTTGACCGTGGCCGAATATCCTTCCCGGCTCACTTCGTTCAGCAAACGAATCATGTCATTGATGGAGGCGCGTCCTTCGCTGGTGTTAGCCATGAGGTTGGCCGCACGGACAAGTTCAGCGTTCCGGTTGACCACGTTCTGCACATGTTGTTTGGCCCTGCTAATCCGATAGTTGCGGGCTTCTTTAAGGGATGCGATTTCGGCATTGGTTTCCTTATTGATACGGGCTACGGTTTCCGGTTCAATGTCATTGTCCAGATTGCCCGCGGTATTCAGAATGGAAGTTGCCAGTTTTTTCTGGGCTTCCGGGGACAGGTTGTTTGAAACCGCATAGTTGTTCAGCACTTCTTTGACTTTGCCCAACCGTTCATTCACACGTTCATACGCGGATTGCAGGTTTACCATTTGTTCCTGCAACACCAGCCGTTGCTGAGGGGACGGAATGCTGAGACCCAGTTCATCCTGACGGGCTCTGTACCATGCGTTCCGAATCACGGTCGCCCAGTTGCCGGAGGCTGAACCCACAAGTTCCGCGGCCACGCCGAAGCTTAGCTTCTGAGACAGGTCTCCTTCATAAGCCATTGGGTTAAAATAGTTTTCTCCCAACTTATTCCCGGTGTAGTCTGTGACATTAACCCCGTAGGTTTCAGGTCGGTCGATGCTGTACCATGCTCCGTCCGGGCGAACATCCGCAACCCGCTGGACATAATCGTTCCATTCCGATTCCTCAAGTATCGGGGCATCACTCATTTCATTCCGAATCTCCTGGAACAAGTTACGCAACCAGTCAATGATGCGGGTATGGATTGGCTTCCTGGCTCCCGTGGTTTCCGCGTACCGGGAAAGCATGTTTATGTCTGCGTTCTTCCCGGTGATGCCTGCCACGAGGGAATTGATGACGGGATTGGAGAACACTACAGAAGCAAATTCGTCAGCCCCTCTGAGCCCGTAGGCAATGTCATTCATGACCGCCGCGATAGCGTTCATTTCATTTGGGTCAAGACTGCCGTCATAAGCTTCCCGCAGGATGGCATGAATGTCATTAAATCGGTTGGCAACCGCGGAACGAAGATGGGCCATGTCGCGGGCATAATCCGCGTTGTTCTTCCTGAGATGCCTGTCCAGAAGGTGGATGGCTTCATGGATGAGTGTGCCCGTAGTGCCTTCCACCGCGTTCTCCCTGTTGGTGAAGAGGTCAATAACCCCACCTGACAATTCCCCATCCGAACCTATGTTGTAGGTAATCATGGCCGGGGCAAGGTTGCCGTCCTTCGCAGTGCTCATGCGTACCGCAAGGTCAAGGCCCGCCGCGTTAAGGGCTTTCACCAGTCCTTCGATAGCTTTCTGTTGAGCTTTGGTGGCATGGGTGCTTGCCTTATTCAAGAGGCTGATGCCATTGGCTCCGCTTCCATCCAGAGGCAAGCCCAGGCTCATGACCGCGTTCCCCCATTTGGTAGTAGGGGCCTCTTCCGCTTTGGGGTTGGCACTCGGTGCATACATACTGGCGTTCGGGGTCATGACAATACTCTCCCCGGTGTTCGTAGTAACCACGGGTCCCGTGGGGCTGGTCATGCTATTAAGCACCACCAGCTTCTCCGCCCGTTGTTCAAGGGAGCCGCGGGCTAACCAGGCCCCCGTGTTGGGGTCAAACGTAGCTGTCCCTGCGGTCAGGGCATCCACGGTTTCCTCTGCTTCCTGTCTCCCCATGCCCGTGTCCAGGAATTCCTGTACGGGAGCCACAATCTTATTGGCTTCCTCTTTAGCTACAGGAACCGTGGTATCCGTGGTATCCGTGGTATCCGTGGTATCC